GCAGCAATTGATCGCGTAATCCTAACAAATCCAACTGTTGCTTTAGATTTTAGTTATGTTCTCGCTAATCTTGCTAATGAAAATCTCTTAGGATTTACAATTGCAAGCGGTGGATCTCCTAGCGAAATTTCTGCAATCTCCGGATTCTTGAATGCAACTCAAGACGAGAGAAATTACTTTATCCGCACAGTACCAGAAGGAAGTGATGCTGTAGGCTTTACTGATTCTAGTGCAGCCAGCAACGGCGTTATTGGTGTAGGAAACGGATTCATTAGTTCTTATTCAACAGAAGGATCTGTTGGTAACTTCCCAACAACAACAATTAATGTTGAAGGTCTTAACATGAATTTCCAAAAGGGAATTAGTGGTAACTTTGTTCCAGCAGTCAATCCTGCTGATGGTAGTTCACTACCAAATTATTATCAATTACCAGTAGCCCTTCAAAATGTTGGTGGAAGTTCTGCTAGTGGTATTAGCGCACTTCGCCCAGGAGATATTACCCTAAGTATTCCTCAAACAACTGGTGGAGGAGCCGACGTAACAACAATGAATATTCAAAGCTACACATTGAGCTTTGACTTGGCTCGTACTCCAATTGAGAAGCTCGGAAGCAAATTTGCTTTCGCTCGTCCAATTGATTTCCCACTAACAGTAACATTAAGCGTAGATGCTCAAGTAACAGATATCATAACTGGTAATATTGCTGAATTAGTATGTAATGATACTGCAACATATAATCCAACTGTTACAATTAAGGCTCCAGGTTGCGAAACCTCAAGAGCTACAGTAGCACAATTCAAACTAAAGGGCGCCAAGCTTGATAGTCAAGAATTTAGCTCCGATATCGGAACTAATAAATCAGTAACATTGACATTCAGTACTCAAGTAGGTGGTCCTCAAGATACTCTAAATGGATTATTCATTAGTGGTCTTGCATAATATTTAAATTATATTATAAATGAAATAACCCTCGCGTTTTGCGGGGGTTATTTTTTTTTAGGTGTAACTTAAGTTAAGGTTAAAGGTTAAAATAAAGGTAAAATTATGGAGAATGATCCAATTAAAGATATTACTCTTTTTCAAATAAAGAGAAAAATTACGAATATTTACAAGAATTTCTTTTTTATTCTTGAAGATTTAAGTGATTCTGGTTATAATATAAATGATGAAACTTATCAAAAAATACGTAAAAGAGTCCTTGATAACGCAAATGACGCTATAAGAGAAATAGAAGAAAGTTTCACCAAATTAAACATATCAATAAAATGAAAATTAAAAAAATAAATTATAATTTTAGCATTGATCAGATTTTAGAGAATAGCCTCTCTGTTCAAAGCATACAGAAAAATCTTAAGGATAAATTCGGTATCTCTAATCCAAGTTTAACTATCTTCAAAAATCCTAACTTTATTAAGAGTTATAGAGATTGGAACGATGAGAAAAGACACCTATTTATTAAAACAATTGGCGGCGTTGTTTATTATGGAAAGATAAAGAAGTATTTAAATGAAATTATTGAGAATAATGGAGAAAAAATATGAAAACAATGTTTACATTCGATGTTTACCATGAGAAGGAAATAGAAAAAGTAGATGTCTCTACTAATGAAAAAGGAGAGGAAGTTAAAGTAACATCTAAAGTTAAAACTACAGTACCAGTAAAACTTGGTATTAAGAAACCAACAAGAAGCTTGTTTGATGAAGCTGAATTATTTTATGGCGTTAAACTATCAGAGGGTATTAAGGCTGGTCTATTAACTAGGGCTCTATTGGCTAAAAGATTTAATAATGATGGTGGAGTTTTGAGCGATGAAGAGCAAAAAGAGTATAATAATTTATACAATAATTTCTTTAATCTTCAAAGTGAATTCCAAAAGCTTTCTATGAAAGAGGAAGCTCTTAGAAACAGTGAGGAAAAAGAGGCTCTACAAAAAGTTATAAATGAAATGAATGACGCTAGAGATTTGTTGCAAAAGTATGAAATGGCTCAAGCTAATTTATTCGAGCAAACCGCCGAGAACAGAGCAAGAAATAAAACAATCATGTGGTGGGTTTTACAATTAAGCTTAATCGAAGGTGAAGATAAAAAACTAAAAGAGCTTTTCGGAGAAGGTTCTTATGAAGAAAAACTTAAGAGATACGATGAGATTGAAGAATCAGAATTTAATATAGAGAAGATAGCTTTGCAAAAACTATTATATCTTATTAGCTTCTGGTATATTGGCAGGGCCGCAACAGAAGAAGAATTCTCTAAATTACTCGCTTTGATTCAAAAAGATGAGACTACTTCGGAGAAATAATGATTGGAAACTCAAGATAAAAACCAATTAAGGCTTCTTTTCATTGATATATTAAATGGATATACCTTATCTTTTTTTAAAGATCAAAAGATCTACTATAAACATAATACTAGTTTTGATTCCGGAGATGTTGATTATAGAAGAGAAGATTTTGTAAGAAAAGCTAAAAATAATGGTTTGCCTACTGAAAAAGAAAAAGAAGAATATTTGATCAAAGAAAAACTTTGGTCTGACGAAAAGAATAAAGAGATAGCTAACATAAAGTCATATGTATTGTCACTAAAGACTACAAAATCAAAATTATTTAAGAACGATGATATCGATTACATCAATAAACAGATAAAAGAAGAAAATTTTAAATTAATCTCACTGTTAACGGAAAGAAAAGATTTACTTGGCTTTACTGTTGAAGATTATGCTAATAAAAAAATTAATGAATATTATATGTTTAATTCTTTATTCAAGGATATATCCCTTATAGATCGTTTCTTCTCTGAGACAGAATTCGATGAATTAGAAAATAAAGACTTATCAGAAATTGTAAATATATATGGAATTATAAATAAAAAATTTAGTGAAAAGAATTTAAAAAGAATAGCTCTTTCATCTTATTTTCTTAGTCTATTTAATATATGTAATGATAACCCATATTATCTTTATGGAAAGCCAATTGTTAATCTTACATTCTACCAAATGGAAGTTTTTGGTTACGCTAGATATTTCAAAAATGCGTTATCTGAAGCAAAACATAAACCCGCTGATGAGTATTATGATGATCCAGAAAGATTAATAGATTGGTTAGAAAGTAGTAAAAATGTCGAAGAAGTATTAAATAAATCTAAAAGTAAAAACAATGAAGGAGCAGTGGGAACTTCTATAGTTGGAGCAAAAAAAGAAGACTTAGCTAAAATCGGGGCAGACGATCAAAACGTAAGCTTGCATAAGGAAGCAGAAAAAATGGGAGGCACATTAAGCATGGCCGATCTAATGAAGCTTCATGGAATTAATTAGTAATACTATCATAATTTATCAATATTTCGTGTAATTTCTTATAGCAAAGGAATAAGGAATGGCTAGGACTTCGGCTACAATTTCTGTAGGTGCAGATACAAGGCAACTCGAAAGAGATATTCAAAGGGCCTTGGGTAGAGACTTTAAATTTAAAGGTCTAAATGAGAAAGCTTTTACTCAGCCTCTTGGTAGAATTACTGGAGCAGCAAATGAATTTCAAAAATCATTAGACGCATCTAATGCTCGTGTTATTGCCTTCGGTGCAAGTGCAGGTTTAATATTTGGAGTAGAAAGAGCTTTTACATCATTAGTTAGAAGCACAATAGAAGTACAAAAATCACTAACAGACATTAATGTTATTTTAAATGTTAGTACAGATAGTTTACAAAAATTTGGAAATGGTTTATTTTCTGTAGCTAGAGATACAGCTCAAACATTTGATACAGTTGCACAAGCTGCCACCGAATTCTCTCGTCAAGGTTTAGGCTTAGAAGAAACTTTAAAAAGAACTAGAGATGCATTAATTTTAACTCGTTTAAGTGGTTTAGATACAATTGCATCAGTAGAAGCTCTTACAGCTACAATTAACAGTTTTAGTAATGCTGCTCTAGATTCAACCATCATTATTAATAAATTAGCTAATGTTGACGCTGCATTTGCTGTAAGTAGCGCTGACCTTGCAGAAGCTATTAAACGAGTCGGTAGTTCTGCACAAGACGTAGGTGTTGATTTTGATGAACTATTAGCTATCGTAACAAGCGTTCAGCAAACTACTGCTAGAGGTGGTGCTGTAATTGGAAACTCTCTTAAAACAATTTTCACTAGAATTCAAAGAACGGATACGTTAGATGCGCTTGAAGAATTGGGTATTCAAGTCAGAACTATAGAAGGTAATACTTTACCTGCAATTCAGATATTATCTAATCTCGCAACAACATTTAACACTTTAGGTGATACGCAAAGGTCGCAAGTTGCGGAGCAGGTTGGTGGAGTCTTCCAGATAAACATTTTAAGAGCTGCTTTGGCTGATTTAGGTAAAGAATATTCTGTATATAATAATGCACTAAAAGTTTCATCTAGTTCAACAAATGAAGCCGTCCTCAGAAACGAAGCCTTAAATCAAACATTATCAGCTTTAATTAATAAAACATTTGTAAATCTAACTAAAGTTGGAGCAGACATAGGAAGGATATCATTTCAACCTACATTTGAAAATCTATTGGAGTTATTAAATAGAGGATTAGAACAATTAGACGTTGACTCAAAGACTACTGGAGGTAGAATTGGAAGAGGCATCTTAGAGGGAATCGGGGAATTTATAAGTGGTCCTGGAGTAGTATTGGCTACTGCAGTATTAGGAAAATTATTAATCAATTTAGGAAAATTTGCTGCAGATTCATTACAAACTATTTTAAATATTAATGTAAAAGCTCAGGAACGTGCTCAAATACAAACCAAAATAAATCAAGTACTTGCTCAAGAGCCCGCTCTTGTTCAGGCTGTTTATAATAAACAAATTAGTGTTTTAGATGTTGAGAATAAAATTTTAAATATTATTAGACAACAGACTATAGAAAGAGAAAGAGCTGCTGCTCTTTCCGCCACGATAGCCGGAGGTCTTGCTGGGAGAGGAGTTACTACAAGAGGTGGAACATTAAAAGCTAAAAGCCAAGGTTTTATTCCAAATTTTGCAAGTTCAGAAATATTAGGAGCATTAGCTGGTGGTTATTCTCCTGGATATGTTCGTAGAATGAACATACCTGGAGAAGGCTCTATAACTTATAATTCTGCGGAAAAAGTAAGAAGATTTCCAGGATTATCTCAACCAGCGATTATGCCTCCTAGTCAAAGTATGGCTGGAAAAAATTACAAGGATGCATTTGGTTCAGTATATGGTTTTAATCCATATGCAAGTAATGGATTTATACCAAATTTTGCTAGAATACCACCTAATTTACCATTAGAAGAGGCGCTAAAAAGAAATTATAGTAGATCGGTACTATCTAACAGATATGGAAAAACTGCTATAGATAAAGCTTTGGGACCAGCAAGAGTTCAATCATTAAAACAAGAAAGAAATTTAGGATTTACTTCAAAATTATCTATGATATATCCAGCAAAAACTGGAGTTTCAATAGGCACTGGAGCATTTACAGATCCTCAAGGAAATAGGTATCGTGTTTCGTTTAATAAATCTGGTTTCAATGAAAAGACTGCGATTAGACCAGAAGATGCCGTACTAGAAGAATCTTTAGCAAAAAATATTGTTCAATTTGTCAATGGTTATATCTCTCAATTATCAAATGGTCAGTTTCCAAAAATTACAAGTATCAATCAATTAGCTAATGCAGGATCATTTAAATCTATTGTGGGAACAGTTTTTGAAACTGCCGTAGCTTTCGCTACGAAAAGTTTTAAGCCTCGCGAAGGTGGTCAATCTGCTCTAATAGATTTTCCATTTCCAAATAGAAATCTTAAAGAATTATTTAACTTCATGCCTGGTGGGTATGAAGCTAAAGGTTCTGTAAATCAAGATTTACTTAATGACGTAGCGAGAAAAGCATTCTTATCTGGATTTCTAAATGATAAAATCGCTCGTTATAAAAATAAATCTGGAGGATTTATTCCTAATTTTTCTGCATTAAATGAAGCTATTGATAGAGAAATTATGGCAGGAGTATCTCCAGCTAAAGTAAGAATTGGTCAAGATCGCAGATTAACTTCTGCTTCAAATCCACTTGGTTTGGGAGTATATAATACAAAAGATGAACCTTTAGGTTTAGGCCAAGGGATAGGAAGATATGGCGGGAAAGCTAAAACTGCTGGCGCAGCTGGTGGTTTTATTCCAAACTTTGTTGCACCATTATTAGCTGGTGGCGCTGTAATTGGAAGCAGAGCTTTATTGGCTCTCTCTATAGGCGTTCCAATAATAAATGAAACTTTAAAAGAATTAGTTGGTGGTCAAAATAAAGCTACTGACGCGCTAGATGTTGCTACTAAAGCTTTATCTTTTGGATTAAGTGGAAGCATATTTGGTAAAAAAGCTGGTATATTAGCTACTTTGGCTGGCGCAGCCCTTGCCCTCTATAACATTTTAAATAAAAATAATCAAACGCAAGATAAATTAGATAAAAGTATTGAGGAAAATAAAGATAAACTACAAGTATTTTCTTCTGCTGTTGTAGACTATAATACTTCTTTAGAAAAATTAAAATCAGATGAATTAGAAGATAATGAGAGGCAAAGAGTATTAACTCAAAGTAATGAAGCTTTAGCGACAATATTAGCCAATACTCCAGAGAAATTATTAGGAGGATTAAAATCAGCAATTGAAGGAGGCAATTTACAAGATATTCAACAAAAGATTGGAGCAGTTCAAGTTGCGCTTCAAACAAATGCATCAAATACTGAAAGTTTATCTAATATATTGGAATTGACAAAAGATAAACAATTAACTGGAGATGAATTAAATAAATTTACTAATGCTATACTTGAGTTAAGAACTGGTCGAGGTACAGCGCTAAGAACAGAGATTCTAGAAAGACCAGAATTAAGACAAAAATTCAGTCAAGATTTATCTCAGGCCTTAACATCTTTAATCGAAAGAAATCAAAGGTTAGGCGTTGGTACTCCTGTAATTGGAAGATCTGTTGGCGGGATATCAGAAGAAGATCTAGCTCTTGGTATTACTAGAAGACCATCTGGAGCAGCAAGCCCAGCCGAAGAAGAGCTAGTAAAAGAAACAAATTTAATTTTAAATCCAATAAGAAATTTATTAGTTCGAGCAGGAGTTCCACTAGAAAATGTAGTAGAAGTTTTAACCGAATTAGAAAAACTTTCTTTCGAAAGTGCAGATTCAGGTAGTCAAGCTTTAGCTGATGTATTAAAGCAATTAGGCGTAACAACAAAAAGCTATAATAAAGAATTAGAAAAAACACTAAGATTTACAAAAGCCGATATTTTAAGACGAGCACAATTAGCTGGTGATGTATCTTCTTCAAATGAAGCAGCTCTAAAATTTGCACAATCATTAAATCCAGAGGCATTAAATGAATATGCAAGAACAGTATTAGATACAAATAAAGATTTAAATGCAAATCGTATTGTTGCTGGAAAGGTCTTAGATACTCAAGAAGGAATATACAAGACAATACTTAATGAAACAGAAAGAAGAAAAGTAAATGCTAAATTTATAGAACAAACTAATAATTTACTACAAAACGGAGTAAAAGATTTAGATAAATTCATTCTTACAGTTCAAGGCACTCAGGAAGAACTAATAGCTCTAAATCAAAGAGCTAGAGGATTAATGTTTGCCGAAGATTTTAGAGGAACTAGACAAACTGCTAGAGAAAATAGAATATTAGGTGGCCAAACTCAACTTGAAGATTTTCCTGCTGCATTCTTTGATGAGTTCGATTATAGAACAGAGGATTCTTTTAGAGAAGCCCAACTTGGAGCCAAAGAAACCGCTAGAACAATTAAAAGCGAATTTAATAATGCTTTCTTATCTTTTGCTAATGGCACAGCTACAGCTAGTGATGCCTTTACTCAATTTGCTAATAATATTGCCAATAAAGTACAGCAGCTTGCATTAGAATTCTCAACAAATCTTATATTTGGAAAATTGTTTGGTAGTACAAGTAATATCTTTGGCGGTGGTGGTGGAGGAGGTGGACTATTAGGCAACCTATTTGGTTTTAATAAAGGAGGAAAAGTCAAAGGCTATTCTTCTGGTGGATCTGTAACAGGAGGTTCTGGAACAAGAGACGATGTACCAGCGATGCTCAACGCTGGGGAGTATGTAATTAGAAAAAGTGCAGTTAATAAATATGGCACAGGCTTATTAGGGATGATAAATGGAGGTATGATACCAAAATTTGCTGGCGGTGGCGAACTTCAATTTTTAGGACAGAATGTTTATAGATATAACGATCCGCTTTATCCTACTGGTGGAGCAAATATGATTGATCCAAGATTAAGTCTTAGAGCTATCCTTGATCCAAACAATCCACAAAATAAGATAAGAGAAGATAGAGAATCAAATTTAATGAATTATCTTAATTATGTTGAGGGTGTAAATATTGCCAATAAAGAAGCCCTAGAAGAAAATATTAGATTAAATAGAGAAATTCAAGATCAGTATAATACTCAAACGAGCGCAAGATCAAGAGGAGGATGGTATCAGGCTTTATTAGGTGCTGGCGCAGCTGGATTGGCCTTCGCAAAGAATGGAGGAGAAATAAGACGATTTGCTGGCGGTGGTCAAAACACAGATAATGTACCAGCGATGTTAATGGGTGGAGAATTTGTGATGCGTAGAGAAGCCGTCAATCTTTATGGTAAAAAATTCTTTGATGATTTAAATTCTGGAAGAGTTAAAAGATTTGCCAATGGCGGATCTGTTGGAAATATGGACTCTCAAGACCAAACTAGTGCTTATTCTCCAGTTAATAATGTTAGTGTTACAGTTAATTTAAATCAAGATAGAGTTACGAGTGAGACGACTCAGACAAATGTATTTGAAGAACAAAGGCAAGAGGCCGAAAGAACTAAAGAACTAGCAGAGAAAGTTAGGACACAGGTTATTAGGGTTATTACAGAACAGCAAAGACCTGGCGGTTTATTAAGTAGCGCGGTATATAAAAAGATAGGTTAAAGTATTAATTTTGCTGAAAAATTAATAAGATCTTTATCAGTAATTATTTGACTCTTGCTTTTATCTGGATTCTCTGATAAATATTGATTTAGGGTATCTAAATTATATGAATATTTAAATAAGAATGTAATATATTCTTTACCATCTATTACTGTCTTATATTTCTCATAGAATTTGAGGTTATTACTGGTCTCAATATAGAACTTCTCATTACTATAAAAATTGGTTATAAATTCAATATAAATATTACAAGTATCGGTTAATTCCTCGATTTCAACTATATTTACCCTCTTTATACCTTGATTTTGTAGATAATCAAGGTCTATAGCTACATCTTCATAATCAGTTAGATTCTTTGAATAATAGCCTAGATAGTCTTTTTGTATATTATATATATTATCTAAAACATCGTCAGTATTTAAATCATCAGATAAACAGATTGTTCTATTAATATTATCTTTATTTAGTAAAGGAAAATATCTATTAAATGTAATATCATTTATGTTTATATCTGTTTGTAGAGAGTTTGATGTAAGACTCTCGTTATTAAATAAATATATATAATTTTGATAAAATATTAACATCTCATTATTAACTGTTTGTTTATATATTTTACCGATGTTGAATAATTGATTAGAAAAGAATTCATGATAAAATGCATTTATATTATCTTCGGACTCTCTAACTTTTAAGAAATTATACATCTCAGATTGCAGATAGTTTAATGGTATTACTTTAATATTTACATTTTCAGATATCTCAACTATATCGCTTTCTATGAAGGGAACAGTTAGTAGTGCTGTAGTTTCATTAACATCAAGCCACTTTTCTTGTACATTTTCTGTGAATAAATTATTTAGTTTTTTATTTTTAATTAATTTATTAGAAGCTTCACTTATAATTAATAAAGAATATATTTCATTTTGCTTGAAATACTCTTTGTTTATTAAAAATTTTACAGTTAAGTAATCGCTACTTCTATATATTTTATTGAATAATAGATCTTTATTTATATTCTCTAAAGCAGAATATTCCGCTTCTAATTGAAAGTCTCCTTTACCATCATTATTGTAATCTACTTCAAATATTAGGGTTTTAAAAAATCCTAGTTTGTTATTTAATTCTTTATATTTTAAATAGTTGTTTTCAAAATTATATTTAAATGTATTCTTAGCTTTATTTTTTAAAAGTTCCATATGAAACTTTGGTTTCTTTGCAAATTCATAATGATCACATTGTAATTCGATTAATGGTTCATAATCTTCTACATTTAGATTTTGATGTATTAAAGTTCCTTCTTTGTTTTTAACTTTTACGTTATAAGAAGGAAAATTAGAACTAACGTCTATAAAGTTTGGTATATTTCTAACTGTATGCCACTCTAAGGTTAAATTTAAATTTTTTACTTTCATAATCAATATATATTGTATCCAGAAGCTATAACGCTAAAAACAGAAGCTTGGGCAGTTAAGACGTATAGGCCTGTAGCTGGAGAACTTCTTTCGCCAAGGGCATTTTCAGCGAATACCCTAAAGTAGTAAAAACCCGAACCTGTTGGTGTCAAGAATGGAGGAATCAAATTACTTGCCCAATTGAATGGGGTTAGGCCAGTTCTTATTAGTAAAGGAGAAACAACATCTGCAAGATAGATCTCTGGAGTTGTTGAATTTGTAAAATTAGAAGTTGGCTTTACATAGACATAATATAAACTATTATTAGCATTATTGTTTGGTGGCTGTATGTTGTACATTATGCTATTTATTCCACCTTGATTTGTAACAAAATGCGCTCCAGCTGGGTTACTTAAATAAGAATTTGTAGTTGGACTTCTAAATATTCCGCTCAAGAAAAGACTTGGCGCAACTGGTAAACCTGGTTTGACAGGAACATTGACTAGAGTTGCAACATTATCTATGTCATAATATTTTTGATCATTATATTCTAGAGCATTAATGTTAAAAAGTTCTGGCTCTTTTTCTGAGATTGTTAGGACTCTATATTTTTTAGGTTCATTTAGATATGGCTCTAAATAATATCCTGGATATAAGGCATTTGAAGGATTATTGATAGGAGATCTTGTATCAATGCCAGCTGCCAGATAACCAGATGGATTAATATCTATTGCCCAGACTGTATTTTGAGGTAAGCTATACCCAGAATTAGACAATCTTGATGGGAAATTTATTCTTATATTATTTGTATATATACCAGATCCACTAGTTAAATAATTTTGAGGATTATTAATTGTTATAGTTTGAATCTGACCTCTTCTGAAGAAGGAGCTATTTAATCCTGTGACCCCAGATGAAGTTATATCAACAAATCCGGTACTATAAAGATCTCCTAAAGTTGTACCTAAATTCAAATTATAAGTAGGAGTTAATATATTAAATACAAATGAATTATTTGCGTTGACTCCAGTTATTGCATAGGTATTAGTAAAATTATATGGCAGATCTAAAACTGCGTAGCCAGTAGTTAGTTCTACAGTTCGACCTGCGTAGGCTGCATTTTTTCTATACTGATCATGAATTAATATTACATCGCCTGGTCTTATATAGTTACCTTCTAGACCGACTTGGAAATCTACCAATTCAGTTTCAGTATTTTGTGTGGTTAATAACCATTTACCGACTCTTCTAGCTTGATTTTTATTTGTGCAACCAAATGCAACAATATCTGTTTCTCTTATGCCGTATTTTAATATTGAATTTTTATCCTCAATATATTCTATAGCTGGTTTAAAATTATCATTTTCATCATTAAATCTAACTGATGCAACAGTTTTTCTTGATTTCTTTGAAGCGTCAGAATAATTAAACGTTCCTTCAATTACATTGCTATTATTAAATAAATAGATAGGTTGCTTTAATGAATCTTGAGAAACAGTAATTTGTCCTGCTGAGTAATAAATAATTGCTCTAAATATACTTGCCATATCATTTAATACTTTGTAAGCTTCTTCTTTATTTGCAATATAAACATTGCATCTAAATCTTGGCTCTAGTCCACCTGTTCCGTCAGAAACAAGTTCATCACAATACTGAGCAATCTCATATAGCGTCCATTTATCTGTCAGACTTGAATCTATATATTTCCCCAATCCAAATCTATTGTTAGTTATAAGATCATAGAAGCACCAAGCTGGATTATCTGTCCACGCAACTTTAAATTGTCCATTCCACGGACCATTATAATTTCTTGTTATTGGATCATAATTAATTGGTATTTTTACCTTAAGTAGTCTTACCTTGTATGTTCTTGTGGGTATTTGATTAAAATATCTTGCATCAAATTTTGAATAAACTAAAGCTGCATCTGGATATGTAAATCTGTCTGAATAAATTTCTGTTATGCTATCTACAGTTGTAGATGTTGAAAATCCTCCACCAACGCCTTCTCTACTCATTTTTACTACGTCTATTGCCCATCCTATTTGATTTGGGAAAAGTTCAAACCAAGGAGAATTTTCAGCATATGGTCTTAATGTAATTTCGTATGGAACAATTACTGGGCTATTTGCGATTTTTCCTTGAGCGCCAAATTCATCCCTAGAATAATAGTCCTTAATATAAGGAGAGTATTTAGAAGTATCCAATAGAACAGTCTCTCCATTTTTTAATAGTCTAGACACTATGATCCTAAATATTTGTAGATGTTTCTCTACGTCACCAGCATTTATTCCAGTTAATATTTGTTCATAAAGACTATTTATCTTAAAATTAATTCTTATTGAAGACACATCTGTATTATATATGTAATATGTTTTTGGTGAAATTACTTGATTATTTCCACTAATTAAATAAAATCCATACAAAGTATCTCCAACTGCTTTAGTAACAGATGTTTGTAGTGGTATTTTATTTCTATCTACTTGTCTACCAAAATAATCTCTTCTATCTTCGTAAAGATTTAAATATGGATTATAGATAGTATGATCATTTGTTTTTTCTCCATATGTATATTTATAATCTGCAAATTGGAAATTAAAAAAACCTTGTAAATCTGTTATTGGTACATCGTCCCAGAATATAGATCTTGTTTCTGGATTGCTATAAGTTTGTTCGTATGGTTGAAAAGTAACACTTGTATATCCAATGTCACCAGTAGTTTTACCACTCAAATTAGGCACATATATTCCAGTCACAAAACCTTCTATTGGTCCTTCACAAATTAAATCTAATATATTAACCTGAGATATAGAATTAAAAGCTCGACCATTTCTCGTTCTTTCATTTATGAAGACTCCATTTGTTTGTGGAAATACACCGCCTTCTACGCCTGTATTAGGACTAACTCCAAATATTGTTCTTAAATCTGGTGCACCGAACACATTTCCAGTGAATGTAGAACCAGGAAATGATGGGCCTCGTTCAAAGAATCTTTGTATTAAACCACCGGTCATTACTGCTAGTGGAGTATAATTTGCCGCATAACCGCTTGGTCCTCTATAATAAAGAAACGTTGGACTATTAGTAAAAGGTATTCTTGATCCACTAAAACTTAACGATATGTTTCCACCTGCTCCACCGCCATCATCTTGAGCTGTACTTTCTGGAAAGTTATATCCAACTGTTCCATAAGCTATATTTCCTGGAAACAGGACAAAACTCAAACCATCTGCATATTTATTTGCATTACCCATAAATTAAAAAGGTGAGGACTGTAATGATTGTTGATTAATAAGGTAACATTTAGAATTAAATAGATATTGAGTATCTCCTTGATAATCAATTTGTAAAGTTGTATCACTGAAATCTGATTTATAAGCTCTATAAATAATTTCATAATTACTAAATACATTATTACCACCAATTATTAATTGTCCATATCCAACTGGAACAGGTCCGCCTTCTCCAACTGTATTTACAGGACCATTGAATAAATACGAAGTAGGTCCTCCAGATTCTCCTTCTCCATCAATTGGATTTACTTGCTGTGCTGTAAATGGAACAGATGGTGGGGGCTTTGAAAGTAATTCGCTGGTTCCTGCTGCGATTAATCCTAAACCTGCAAAACCTAATGCTATAGCAGGTAAAATAAACGGAGTAAATACTGCTAAAGCTACAGCGCCAATAATTACTGCTGCACCAACAAAAATTTTTGCAACTGCGCCAGATCCTATAATCGATGGAACAATATCTATTGTTTTTATTTTATCTTTTAAGTTTAAACAAAATTCTGAATTTTTTATTTCTTCTATATTTTTGTATTCTGGTTTTTCAGTAAAAAGTTCTTGGTTATCTACTAAAATTTCATATTCATACTGATCTTTATAGTTTATTAGCCATTGCCTTAGTCTTCTGGTATTAGCGTCTATAGCTCTTAAAGCTTCTGCGACGCTTGATACATCAAGGTCCCAAGATTCTCCTAAATCTTCACCCAATTTACCATGTAAATTTACTCTTATCATACCTTTAACCTAAATACTGAATCAGTACGCCTTCTATAAAAATTACAATAATTTTCAATTTTTGAGAAACCAAACATGGGCTGATGTAAAATTCTTCCATCTCCTATGTAAAGCGCAAAATGCTTTGGTTTGTTTTCTCCAAAAGCATCAATTAATAAAATATCGTGCAATTCTAATTCTTCGTTTTTATTAATAATTACAAAATTATTATGTTCGTAAAATTTAATAACCTCACTTTTTATATCCATCTCTTTTAAAGTCTTTGTATAGAATTCTTTATTATATTTAAATTCTATAGATTTTTCCTTTTTATAAAATTCTTCTATTAATTTAAAGCAATCATATTTTCCGTGCTGATAAAATCTTCCTATATATTCTTTCTTAATATTTGATGGTTCATATATTTTAATACTATCTCTTTCTGTATTATATAATATGATAGGTAAACATAGATTTTCTGCACAATTCTTATCCATTTCTGAAAAATTATCATTTCCATTTGTATGACTATGATATAGGTATAATATATTCTTATATCTATTTTTAATTTGTAAATATTCTTTAGAACAAATTTTAAAATTTTCTTTTGGATTTTCCGCTATGTTGTTGCATGGAATACATTCAAATCTATTTTCATTTTTTACTATAAACCCGCAAGTCTCATTAGGAAAATCTTCTAATGATTTATTTCTTATAAAATTTTTATTTTTCTTATCGATCATTTTATTGAGAAGCTGGTTGGTTTGTTCCTGGAAATCCTCCAAATGGTAAAAATCCATTTAGATAGTTGCCAAAAGCATCTTTTGGTAGTCCGTGCGCTCTAGTAGAAGAAGGATCTTCGCATCCTGGTCTTCTTGGGAAATTTACTGCTACTCCATTTATACCAGTAACCCAAAGATTTAATCTTTCTCCTGTACCATAAAGAGATTCAATTCGATTTCTTGTCTGAACAAAATTTTCTCCGTTCCTATTAGCTGGCCAAATAACTGGTCTGAAGGCTGGGTTCTTAAGCCATCTTAGCCTGCAAGAATTAATACTTTTCGCACATGAATCAGAAGCCCAATAATTTATATTTGGTGGAGCATTAAATACGTCTGCCGTGTGGTTATTTATACAAACGTAATAATATTTTAAACCTCTATTTTGTAAAAATATAAAATCTCCAGATACGTATTGAGAAGTTTCTCTCCAAAGTCCCGAATTTCCTAATCCACCAGTGATCCTAAAGATAGCAGTATTTGTTGCTGTTCCAGCAGCGCCTGTGGCAAATACGCCTCCAATAAATAATTGATCATTATCTGTGGCAACTGGTGGAGCAGTCTGTAACCCACTAACTGTATATCCTGGATTAACTGTATAAGCATAAACTCCACTATGTATGTCTGTTAATCTACTATTATATTCGTAAACACATCCTTCACCTCTATATTGAAATGGACATTTTTGAGCATAAAGCGTTCTAGCTGGGAGAGTTAAATTTTCGACATCAAGTATTGTGTTTAATTGATATTCAATAATATTTTTGTTTTCTACAGTTTTTCTATCAATATAATATATATCCCTTGGTAATTCTATTTCATATAGACCTGTATTTGGATTAAATGGATTTACGTTTCCAGAAAAATTTGCACCATCTAGATATTTTAAAAAGGTTTTAATTCTACTAAATTTTGCGCCAACAATATCACCTAGACTTTGCATCTGCATTCTAATGTATCTATAGAAAGAATTAGAGGAATAATCTGGAGATAAATTAGATATAGCAACTCTTGGAGTTGGCAAACTTCCAGCGGATGAATATTCAAATCCCTCTGCAAAAATTGGAAATGGATAATAATAATTTTGCTGCCATTTTATTGTACCATATGGATTTGTGGATAATTTATATATATTATAATCATTATATATTCTGAAGATTCCATTATTTATAGGTTGCTCGCCGTTATAATTATAATTAATCATAGTTGGCGCAATCTCGGACAAATCTATTTCGTAAAGTAAGACTTGAGTAGAGGGCGTTAAAGAACTTAATTCGGTATTTAAAGATTGATTACCGCTTACAATTAAATCATAAATCTCTCTTGATGTTGGCATAATCTTATACAGGCACTTCTATAAATTTTGCTTCTATTGAATAGTTATTGTAAGAAATATAATTAGAAGTCCATTCTGGGCAAACATATCTAGTAGATAAACTATTATTCGACTTTGAGTAGATTGTTGGTACATTGTATATAAAACTTTCTTGACCATTTCTTTGTCTTAAGAAATGAAGAATTGATACTGTTTCTTTTTCGTTTCTATTTTCAAAATTTAAAGAAAATTCAATTAAATTATTATTTATTCCATCGTTTATTCTTTGTTGATAACCATTTCCAAATTGATTAATTTTAACTCTTGGTTTATTAGTGATATTTGCATTATAAGAGGATTTCCACCAAAAGTTTGGTATTAAGTTGCCATTTAAAGAAATATAACCATCCCAGTCAACTTGAAGATTTGCGGGAGTCACTGGATTATTTCCTGCTCCTGTATTAGAATCTATAATTGAATAATAATATCTATTATCACTACCTAAGACTATATCGTACTTATTATAAGTACTACTTTGATTCCAAGATAGAATCGTATCATAAATACTAGCCATATACCTTTTACCTCGTATAATTTACACTTAAAAGAAGTGTAATTATATTTAATGTTTAATGTATATTCTATAGAAAATCAAAATTTTTATCTAAATAATTCTATTATTTCTGGAGTGCAAACCGTTGGCATATCTTACGATAATAACATTGACCCATCTTTAGCTATATCTGATCCAAATATTAATTACTTTGTATCAAGACCAGTTGTAGCAAATTTAGATTTAAATTATCTTCTAAGCACAAGTGATCAGTTTATAAACTATACTGGATCTAGCTCTTTTTCTGGAAAATTAGAATATGGAAGTAATTATTTTACATTTTCTAGTGGATACTTAACTAACTATTCTTTAAGTTATAGGTTTGGAGAATATCCACAAGTTAGTATTAGAAGTCTAATATTAGGAGAATTAGGAAATACATCTGGTACATTTTCTTACCAACCAAAATTATTAAATGATTTTCAAATTACTGATAATTGCTATGTAGATTTAAACTTAGATGAAGCAAACTTTAATAGACTAGAGTCTTTTGGTATAAATATAGATGTTCCAAGAGAAACAGTCTATACTATCGGAAATTATTTACCAGATAATGTTATTATAAAGTATCCAATTAATATAAATTTAAATTTTGAATTTTCTATGAGTGAGTACAATCAACAAAAAGTAACAAATATATTTACAGGTATTCTTAATAAAAATCTAGCTTTATCTTTTAAAAAATATGATACAGATCAAAAATTATTGACTTTTAATCTATCTAATTTGGTAAATTCTCAAACACAATTAAACTATAGCGTCAATGATGACGCAAAATTAACACTTAATTTTAATACATATATACTAAGTGGGGTATAATAAATATTTGAAATATATAATCTATTATATATAATATAAATATATGACATTTCAAGAATTACTTAATACCCCATTATTTTTTAGCATTTTTATAAAGAATGATACAGTATTTAACTCTTTAAAAGAGAAGTTTCCAGAAATTTTAGCAGATTTAACTAGCTCAAGAAATAATCCAAACTGTTCTTGTAAAAATAGAGTTAAGGCTCATCTTCAATCCAAATTACAAACAGAAACAGAATATTTTAATAATCTCTTAAATAATGAAGAGGTTAAAAAAATCATTCAAGAGAAAAACCAAGAGATCCAAGCTACTCAATTTAAAGATCCAATGGAAGAACATATGAGAATGATGCGCGAAAATATGTTTAAGAATAGTGGCGGTAGAGTTTTTGAAATTGGTAAAACCGAAGAAGATTGGAAGAGTCTCTGTAAAAAACTTGAGCTAGAGAAGATAGTGTTTAAGTCTTTCTCTGTAGTAGAAAAAGAAGATAAGTTAATAGTTTACTTTGTATAATGTTTTACGGATTTCTAGTTTATCTTTTTCTTTGTCTAGGAATTACTTATGCTTGGAGTGACACTGAAGTTGCAAGGCCTTTTCGTAATTTTATAGCAAAGATTCCATATATTCATAAACCGCTTCTTTGCCATGAGTGCTCTAGCTTTTGGATCTCTTTAGCTATTAGTTCTTTTATTAATCCATTATCTGGATTAACTTATGGATTTTTAAGTAATATTTTAAGTGCGTTTTGCGGATTTTTTATCAATTTATATTTTGTAAGAAATGGTTTAATTAAATATAAAGATCTTTAATTATTGTTATTATAATTGTGTAATATCCTTATATGCCAGGATCGTGTTCATCAAGTGAGTTAAATGGTTGCGCGTCTTGCGGACCAAATTTAAATTTATTTGTTTTAAATGCTAGTACTTCTCAAGAAAAAGTTGGTTTTGGATGTTTAAATGGAGATTTTTCTAATGATCCATTTGGATCAAAAATTGGTTCAGGTGGGAAAAGTCGTAATGCAGCCGATAATGTTATATGTTATTCATCGAATACAAGTCTAAATTATTCGCATAATGAAAAATATTCTTATGCTATTGATGAATTTGGAATAATTGCTATAGGATTAAATGCTGTAATTAGTATGAATTTTTCAGATTACGCAGGGGATGGTTGTGATATATATATTGACGGAACAGCTGTTGGTTCTTATTTTTATCAAAGTGTAGCTAAAAAAAATTCATGCGAAGAAGATAGAATAACTCAGGACGGGAATTTAGGTAGTGTGCCTGGTAATTTATATTGCACTCCTAATCCTGGTCCTGTTTCGCCAGATTGTAGTGAAAGTTGTAATAATATAGATACTTGCACAATTTCAAGTTCTCAATATACAAATCAATGCGATGCTTCAACAGATGTAAGTGGATTTACATATTGGGCTAATAGTAGCTTAAGTGAATATATTCGATTTTCTTTAAACGAAAATAAAAATTTATCTTTTTTTTATAATCTTTGCAAATCTTCTGTTGAAAAGAAAATGTCTCTTCTAGAGTCTAATGGTCCACAAAACTGTCAAAATGAAAGATGCGGCGATGGAAAAAAAGACGATTGCTGGGGAAGTGCTTCGCCCTTTTCAATAGTTGATAATAATCTTGACGATCCTAACGCAAATTCTACGACATCTCAGAAACTAAAGTTTAAAATTGCCGCGCCCAAAGAGGAATTCGGCAAAAAATACAAGAGTATCTCTGGAAGAGTCATTTTTTATTATGGTGGAACTGAAGGAAAAACGCCTTGTTGCGATGATGATTTTGATGGTACGATAGTAGAGGAAAGATCATATTCTATCTCATCTGGGCCAACTTTTAAAGACGATTATTTTGCCGTAGAGTGTGGCGGTTTTGATAATGATGACCAAAGTTTGGTAGGCGAAACTATAAATATCTGCTACACTATTGATAATATATATTTTATTTAATCTTTAATTTTTTTAATTCTATCAATTAGTTCGAATATTTTTACTTTTGGGATATCGGTAATAACATTAAAGTTTTCTGCTCCATCAAACTTTTCTTTGATCAATTTCTTTTTAAGAATATCAAATGTAATCCCTTTATCTTTCATTGTCTTTTCTAAAAGATTTTGTGGAGATGTTGGATTTTCTATCGTAGTACTAGAATCATCCAGTAATTTAGCATCACCAAGCTCTTCCTGAGAGACGATATTAATTTTAAGAAAATTACGGACACAACGAACAAATGCTCGATTCTCCGCGATTGCAGCTAGAAAGAATCTGGCGAAAGATTTAGTGTTATTAGAAGTGGCATCGGCAAGAGCTTCAAATGCTATCTCTCTGCCACCGGTCTCGTAATTAGGAATCCATATAATTCTGCAGCTTGTAGCAAAATAATTTTCTGTTGCAGCAACAACTTTGTATTCTACAGTTGTATAGCCTCTAATTTGAGCTAATTCTTTAATTCCACCAAGGAGTATGAGAAGATCTTTATCTTCTAATTTTGAAACATCTGTCTCTTGAGTCTTTTGACGATTTGGAACAAGGTACTCTGTTTTAACCATCTTTCTCCAATTAATCGTACCATCTTCGTTATATATATAAGTAATATTATTATTCTCTAATAGACCGTATTGATTTCTTGTGATAATATTAGGAGGTGTTTGAGTGACTGGTTTACTAGTCAATTCAAAAGTCTGAGATACATGATTAATTAATTCAGAACTACCAATTGAAATTGTCTCTTCGTTATCTTTAATTTTTGGGCTCATTTTATGATGATAGCATGCTTTATATTTCAAGTCAACTTAAAAATATAGAAATTATCACTTTCTTTCCAAAACTCTGGATCATCGACCACTTTATTTCCAGTTCTATTTAGCCAATCATATCTTGATATAAATTGACCTTCTGAAGAGTGTAGTACTCTTGAAGATTTATAATAAAGATTATCTACGGTTTCAATATTTGTATCTTTTTTTGTTTTATGCTTTTTATTTACTATTAAATTATAGTCCATGTAATCTAATTTATATTTATTTAATATATTATCTTCTAGGAAAGAAAGTAGGACATAATTTATTGAATTATTTTTTAAAGTTTTAACAAAATTAACATCATTATTTTCATCAATAATATAGATTAATTGATTGATATTTTTGCGATATTTTTGTATAAGATCTTTTTTAATTGGTTTATTCGTAAAGACAATTGATTTTCTTAAAGACACAATACTCTCAAAAGACTTTTCATTAAAAAAATAATCCATTCTGATGATTGGATTTTCGATTGGTATAGTATTTATATTAATATTTTCATCAGGTATAATTTCAAAACTTTTAACATTATAATCTAAACCAAAATATATTGTCGTAGGTAATTTTGAATGTTTTATATTTAATAATTTTAAAATTGATTCTGCAATCTCTTCTGGTTTTATTGTATCTATTGATTTAGGAGATTCTACTTGAGAATAGGAGGGTTTTTTATTACCAACTCTTTCATAGCCTTTTAAAAGTACATGCTTATTTTTATCACCAAAATGTGGTCCGGCTACATTTGGATTACTTATACTGTAAAGTGAGACTATGGGTTTATTGAAATGAGAAGCTAGATGCACTGAGAGGCTATCCGCTCCAAAATGTAAAATACCATTCTCTATGACATATGCTAATTGATTTAAAGTAGTTTGACCTAAAATACTCATTGTGCCATTTACGGCTTTCTCTTCTTTCGTGCCAACTTGTAAAATATGTATATTTTCTTTCAATAAATATGGATGTATAATAGCTATTACTTCTTGCCAGTAAGAATAATTTCTAGAATCATAAGGCGTTTGTGCTTGGAAAGTTATGTAGCTTTCTTTTGGTAAAGGAAAGAATTTTGTATATATAAATGGCTTGTCAATCTTTGATCCTGTATTAGTAGCATATGTGTCTAGAAGTCTCATTTAAATATTTTATATTATACTAAATTAAAATCTATTTTATCTAATCCATTATGCAAATAATTTAAATTTCTTTGAGTACATGTATAAGGCAAATAAGCTATATCAAAATATCCATTGTGTTGATTATTTCCCTCTAGCCAAATTAGATTATCCATTATAGGATTATATTCAATCCATTTATGGACGTAAGGATTACCTTCTAGTATATCTTTATATTGAGGTTTTGTAGCTACATATAAGCTATAATCTGGATATCTATTTTTTATAGATTTAAATAAAGCGGTACTTAGAAATATATCACCCGCGCTCTCTGGCATTACATATACGATTCTACCCTTATCGTTTTTATCAAGAAGATCTTCGAACTTTATTTGTTTTTTATTTTCGTTTTCTTTTAAAGCTACATTTCTAAAATAATTTTCTATATCTTGTCTTTTTGTTCCTTTAGATAATTCTGACATCCAGTATTTATGTCCAGCGTCATTTGAGTCAATATTCTTCATTTTTAGAATATTATGATACATACATGTTAGCCATTCAGAATCATCAATAATATTTGGTATTTGAAAATAAGGATCTTTCTTATCTTCTGGGTTCTCTTTTATTTTATCCCAATCTACAAATGGTTGCGCATCTATAAAATCTTCTATAATCTTACCTATATTCTTTACTCCAAAATTTTTAATAGTCCATTCTCTAGCCTTTTTGCCCAGCTCAAGTCTTTTATGTTCTGGCATCTTATATACAATATTTATTTGTTTTGCTATAGACTCTGGAGAAGTAGAAGCCTTAATGAATTCAGTCCCATGCTCTCTATATTCTGACCAATCTAATGTAAGCGAATTTGCCTCTGGTTCACACATTTCTTCTCCGCATGAATAATTTGTAACTAAAGTAATTAATTCTGTTAATTTTGCTTCTTGAATTGGTATTTCTTGTCCACCGCTAGTGAAAGGATGACAGTAGACATCCATAAGATTATATACTTCATTTAATTGATTTTCTGTAACTCCTAGTCCAACATTAGTAGTTGTTTGACTTTTCTCTGCTCCACAATATTTACAATTTAAATCTTGACCATTAAATGGTTTAATTTCATATTCACCACAATTTTTACATACATAAGTTGTTAATATCTCTTGAGGATTAACGCCTATCTCTGCTGCAAGCTTATGTATATTCCAGCCTTCTCCCCAATGCGTATGAAATAAAAGGTATGAGTTTTTAATCTCTGGATTTTGCTTTTTCCAGAGTGCATAGCCCTGCAAAAGATTAGGGACGCTTTTCCTTAACTGGTTTCTAAATACAAACCCTATTACAAATGCATCTTGAGGGATATTATGTTTTTTTCTAAGTTGATTCCTTTCGAAATCAGATAGCCTATAGAAATCCTTATCTTCTAGTACGCCATGAACAGTTTTAACATGACTATACCCAAGTTTATGGAGCGCTTTTGTAGCAAAATTACTCCATATCCAATAATTTTTTATTTTTGAGGCATTTTTAATAGCCGACTCTAGAATAGGCAAAGAATCTAGAGTCGTCCAAATAACTGATGTTATTTTATTAAACCAATTCTTCTCGATAGCAAAATCTACGCCCCATATGTCTTGGACTGCAAAATAAATGTCTGGCTTTTCTTCATTTATTACTCTGTCTATAAGATGCGCTCCATAACTTGCCATGCGAGCTAAATTTGGATCTCTATTAATTTGTTCTAATTCTTGCTGAGTATTTGGTAAAGATCCAACCGATCTCCAAGGAGTTTTTCTAAATTCTGGATGATCATAAGTCATTCCGCATGAATATTGAACTATATCATATTTATTGGTAGAATATAGATATTTTAACAAAGCTTTGGCATTTCTACCAAAGCCTGTCTTGGCTAAAGAAAAATCACTTTGAAATAATATTTTCTTTTTTCTCACAATTACCAAAGTTCGCTATCTTCTTGTGAATCTGATTTATCTGAATTTTGGGCTGATTTTGAATTTTTTATTTTCTTAATCGCTTCAACCTCTTGAGCCTTAAAAATAGAGTTTAGTGCGTGGGTAAGAAATTCTTTCAATAAACGAGCTTCATTAAAATAAAAGCCAAGTAAAAATGATTGTTTATTCTCTATATTATCTTTGCTTTCTTTATTTACGCTATAAGAAAATCCGACTTGTTTATCGTCTTTAATATATGGAGAGAATTTAATTTTTGTTATTTGTTTATCAGAAGAATGATAAGCTGAAAACTCTACATTTTTATCTAGCGCTTCTAAAAGGCCAGCTACTTCTGTCATTGAGAATTTTACTCTTGCGCTCTTTTGTGGATTATCTTTATTATCTGAGAACGAACCAGTTTTTGTTGCTTCATTCCAAGAGCTTTGTTTAATTAATGAACTCCAGACGGAGCCATCTTTTGAATTTACGCTGAAACTACAAGCTGTGCCTGTATTTTTACTATTTGGTTTATAAAATGATATCATATTATCTAATGTTAGCAGATACTTTTAAAAAAGTCAATTATTTTTATCTATTTTCTTTAAATCATTTAACTTCATGTATATTTCGTGATCTTGAATGGCTACTAAGTCTGCAAATATACAATCATTTTTCTTTAATCCTTTAACTATTACAATATTACCTTCTTCGAAAGCTTTATTATTTAATAGTTTATTATTTTCAATATTATCATTAAATATAAGAGCATTGATTGATGAAGTTTCATCGGATATCTTTAACCTAACATACCTAGTCTTCTTTTCGTTTTTAGATACGCCAGAGTAAACTTCTTCTATTTGACCTACAAAAGCAATCTTAGAATTAATAGGTTCTTCAGCTAAATCATAAATATATTTTAAATTCTCTCTTTTCTCAGAAAATATCTCTTTTAGATTTTTATTATAAGTATAACCTAGTAGCTTTTTCTCGTAATACCAATTAGCGAAACTTTCACTTTTACTATTTTGATTATAGATTTTTAGATATGGGTCATACTTATTTTTAATTGTATTTAATCTAGTATCTTTAATTACTATATGATTCTTTTCGTCAGTAAATTTATTTAAATGTTTAATTATCTTAATTAAGTCATAATCAAATTTCTCAGCGAAAGAGATTACGTATTTCTTTTCTTTTGAGGTTAAGACATTCCAAAGTTGAGCTTCCAATACTATTTTACTTCTAGATTGATTAAATCCACTTAAAGCGCCAGCTTGAATTAAAGCTGATAATACTCCAATATTAAGATCAGCCTCTTCTGCTGCTTGAAAAATTTCAAATTTATTAGAATATTTATTACGAAAACTATTTAGTTTTTCTATAGACTTATCCGAAATACCTTTAATTGATAGAAGTCCAAATCTTATGTCTTTATCTTCGATAGAGAAATCCATATCCGATTTAATGATATGAGGTGGTAATAATTCTATACCAAACTCATGCATTTCTTTCTGAATCTTGGAAATTTCTCCAATTGGATCAGGTTCATTTCTACTCATCTTGAGTAAAGATAAGAAAAATTGTTGGGGATAGTTAAATTTAAGATAGATTGTTACTGCTGCTAAAGCTGCGTAGGCAAGAGAATGAGACTTATTAAATGAGTAGTTCGCAGAATCTTCCATAATTTTCCATAGAATTTCTCCGACTTCTTTTGGTAATTTATTCTGCTTAATCTTGGACTCAATTTTCTTTTGCCAAGCTTTAATTTCATCAATCTTTTTCTTTCCAACGATTCTCCTTAAAATTTCTGCTTCATCAAGAGTAAATCCGATCTTATGAGCCATTTGCATTAATTGCTCTTGATAAAGTGCAACTCCACCAGTATGTTTTAAGGTGTCATCAAAGAAAGGATGAATTCCTTCGTAATCTCCAGTATTTGTGTATTTTGCATATTTATCTACGAATTGTAAAGCTCCAGGTCTCGCAAGAGCAAGAACTCCACTTAGTTCTTCTAAGTTCTTTGGTTTTACTTTTTGACAGACTTTAAAATTTGTATCTGCTTCGATTTGAAAAAGTCCATGAGGAGATTTCAAGTCTTGAAGATTTCTATAAATTGATTCATGATTTAGATCAATGTCTTGAATTTTTATTCCAATATTTTTGCATACGTCATGAACTACCGACACACTTCTTAAACCTAAAATATCAAGCTTAATATTAAAAACACTAACCCAATTCATATCAAAACTTGATACTGGTTCTTTATCTGAGGAAAATTCTGTAGGGCAGACTTTTTCTAAATCATCATATGATAGCAAAACTCCAGATGGATGTACGCCTTTATTTTTAATTAGATCTCTTAGCTTTAAAGCAATTTCATATACCTCTTTATTTTCATCGCACCATTCTTTAAATTTTGGTACTTCCTCATAGGCAGTTGTAATATCTTTAACTTGGCCGAATATTTTTGGAATTAAAGAGGAGATCATTGTCATTTCTTCTTCGGTTTTTTCACCAATAATTTTTCCACACTCTTTAATTAATAGTTTTCCACTTAAAGTATTCAGAGTAAGAATTTTACTTGTTTTACCTCTGAATTTATTCTCAAGATATTCTAATACTTTGTGGCGATTATAATAACAAATATCAAGATCTACGTCACACATTAAACTGCCATCTAGATAGGTTATTCCATCAATAACCTGCTTTTTAGCACGAATCTTAGATATAAATCTTTCAAAATAAAGGTTATATTTAACTGGATCAATTCTTGTCACGCCAATGAGATATAAAATTAATGAACCAGCGGCAGAACCTCTACCTAATCCAATTGGTATATTATTAGTTTTACAAAAATTAATTACGTCCCAAACTAAAAGGATATAATCAATAAAGCCTAGCTCTCTTAGAGTTTCCAACTCGTACTTTGCGCGATCTACATATTTTTTATATTCTGGTAAAGATTTATCTATTTTTAGTTCTTTAAACCCATTTAATGACAAGGCTCTAAGAAAGTCGTAATTTGTAACATCTTCACTAAGATTAAGATGTCTTTTAGATGAAGATTCGATAGTAAATTCTGGAAGCCTTACTCCATGTAGGCCTAAATCTACATCTTCAAATTTAGAAGAAAAATTTTTGTCTTCTAAGAAATTATTCAAATTTGCCTTCATCGTCTAGTCTATCAACTTCTTTTGTAAATCTATTTAGTCCTTCTGTTAAGATTTTCATAGAATTTCTATCTTTTAAAGAATAAAATACATCAGCTTTACCGATCTTTTTACCTTTCTGTACTGTAATCAAAAGATACTCAATATTAGAGTCGTCTAATTTTTGAATCATATCATAAATATCGTCTAATGAAGCCATGTTATACCTCTATTTGCCATTTCAATTTATTCCATACTTTTATATTTAAGTCAAGATCGTTTATTGCATCATGAAGTCTATCGTAATCATGATCGATTCCATTCTCTTTACCTAGAGTAGTTAGAGAACTCTTTACATTTTTTCTTTTTGTATGGTATATTTTATATTGATACTCAATTAAACTTTCTTTTGGGCTATAAGGTATTCCGTATTTTATACCCCTAGCTATTGTATTTGTATCAATAAATTTACTGACTAAATGACTCCAGTTGCATCCCATAAATTTATAATACTCTTTTATTAAGTAAATATCAAATCCAATAGTATTGTGACCTATAATATAGTCTGCATGGTCTAACCAATCTTTAATAGTTGGAAATATTTCTTTTGGATCATGTCCTTCTTTTTGAACTTTCTTATGATCGTATCTAGTAATTCTTGCTGCGTCTTGGCTAATTTTTAAATCAGTTTGCCATTTAAGATAAAAATTCTTTTCATCAATCTTTTGATCGCCCTTAACTTTTATCATAGCAATTTGCCAAGGTAAATTATGGCAAAAGTTTAAACAGAGATTAAATGTCTCGCAATCAATAAATACGAGATTCTTTTTCTTATCATATCTTAAAAGGTGTTCGTCCATTATTTTTTCTCCAAGTAACTTTCAAAACAGAAATCATTACTAGACATGTGCTCAAGTTCTGGCTTATTTAGTATGCTTCTATTATTAATACAACGAAATGTTAAATATGTTTTAAAATCTTTCTTTTTCTTATAGTAAATACTTTTAGTCTTATAGATCTCTAGATTATTTTGTTCGGCATATTTCTGCATTTTATTATGAACGATAGAATCAAATGGCAAATCATTTTCTTCTACAAAAGCTACTGGTTTAGTAAAATTAAACTGTGGAATGCATATAGAATTTCTTAAAGTATTATTAAATATAAAAGAATCGTAGAAAGGTATACATAATATTAAATTATCAGACCAATTCTTCTGAATAGTCTCGTAATCTAGTCTTGGTTCATAATAGAATCCAGTTTTCGCTGCTATACTAAATAGTTTAGTCAAGGACTCATGACCTTTTTTATTCTTAAAAAATATTACAATTTTAGATGTTTTTTGTCTAGATTCATCTGTCTTATCATTCATTGATTCGGTAACTGAAAGTCTTAATCCATAATTTAACTTAATATTGTTAGATTTTGTATTGGTATAAGCTTCTAAGAAAGAAGACATGTTATCCTCTACTAAATATATCTCTTTTAATTTATTCTCTTTAGCTATTTGAATTATTGAGTCTGGGTAGTCATCTACTTCACTCTTATCTTCTAAAGTCAAAATTGATCTTCCTAGAGAATAGTGAGATTTAAATAAAGGTATCATTTTCTTAAGTATAACACACTTATCTTCAAGAATCAATCTAAAAAGTCATCTTTAGTTTTTTGAGTATTAAATTTGGGACAACCATAATATTTTCTTTTCTCTATCGTGTATCCTTCGGTATTTTTAAAATCACTAGTCAGACTAGATTCTATAGCTTCACCCTTTTCATTTAATTTTACATAATATTCATAAGAATCTCTATATGGACATCTCCAGTTGCCTATCCCACACATCCACTTGTTTTTATCATTATCTATCGCAAAATTTGCTTTAGCTGAGTCTTCATCAAATTTATTAATATAATCATTAATATGTTCAAGATAATATTCAAACCCCTTGATTTGATCATCTGTAAATTCGAGTTCTTGTATGGGTTGTTTTGGGAACCTCAAGAATAAAAATCTTATAATAGGTTTCAATTTAGGCCAGAGTTTTTTACTTGCTAAACTATACATCATAGCCTGAATATTTGCTTCTAAGTCATCTCCCCTAAACTTAGCTTTAGAGCTTTTATAGTCAATTATAACCATTTTATTCTTTGATTTAATAGGCTTATCAATAAAGCCCTTGATATGATATTTTGGCTCATCATTCTTAATTTCAAAGGCGTATTCGGGAGATACAATTTTACCATCTTTTTCACCAAAAAAATCATGTTTTAAACCTACCATAATCATCTGATCTAAAATCTCAAAATTAGAAGCATCTAAACCAACCTTAGATTTTAATTTTTTTACTAATCTTGTTATAGCTTTACTGCCACTAATTGAATTACTTTTTATAATTTGATCATAGTGAGCTTTATGTCTTGGATTTAAAAGTAGCTCAAATATAGTATGACAAATAGTTCCTCTTAAGGCTCCATCATTTTGACTCTGGGGTATTTTGGCATGGTAATTATTCCAATAAACCCAAGAGCAAGTCTCTAAAGTCTTAATTCTAGATGCAGATAATACTTTTAAAGATTTGCTTTCCATTGTAATATTTCTTCTTTAGTCATTTCACCAAAGTCTTTTTTTGTTGGCAAAGATATTTGTAATTGTTTATCATCAAAATATCTTTTTAATTTTGCATAACCTTTTTCTGCCCCAATATTACCGGCATTGTTTTTATTCGAATCATTATTTAGGCTAATATATATTTTCTTAGGATCAATCTTTAAGCAATAATTTAAAATTGATAAACTAATTGTTGTTCCAAATGTTACTAGAGTATTTTCAACGCCAGATTGATATAGGTTTAGCATGTCACCAATACTCTCCACAAGGATGACTTCTTTCTGATATTCTATCGCCTTGGAGTTTAAGAATAAAGGATAAAGAAAGTCATTCTTTTCTCCTAGATGTTTCCATTTTATCTTAGAAAGATTAGTGATATCTCTACCAGAAAATCCTATAATATTATTTTTAATATCAAATATTGGGAATACATATCTATTTTTCATCTTTCCAGCTTTACCTATTCCGCCTTTAAACCTTATTAAGGTGTCTGTGTCTATGCCCCTACTATTCCAATATGAATGATTCTTCTCTAGATTAGATAATAAATTCAAATCAAATTTCTTTGATGATTTTAAAAGTGGTTTTAAATGTTCTTGAGGCTGATGAAACGTAAAATTTTTATTCTTAAGCCATTCTTTTGCCTTATCTGGGTCTTCTATCTTTAAAGTCATTCCAACAAGCGAGCTAAAGTCTCCACTTATATTTTCCTTAAAGTCAAACCAATGACCTGTATCTTTGTAGATTTTTAGAACTGTATCATTATCACTATCTCTATATAGTGGTTTCGCTCTAAACTCCTTGCCATAGTCTTTTAGCTTATAGCCAAGATCAGTCAAGATTTGATAAACATTTACTTGTTCCATTCCAAAGCCTCACTTATAGTAGGGAACTCTTTCACAAATATTTTCTTGCATCTTTCGGCAATTTCTCTGTGTTCTTTCTGAGTATTTTGTTCGGTTCTTAATTCGATATAATGAATCCAACTTCTTAGAGATCCTTTCATATACATTGTGGTTTGGGTAGTTAAAGGTAGTATCATTCTAGCGACTTCTTTTGCTACGCCATTTTCTATCATGGTTTCATAACAATGTTGTGATATTGATAAAGATTCTATTAAGAGTTCATTAATCTTATCATAAGCTTCTGTACCTGTTGGCAATAATTTTTCTCCAACTTGTCTATTTTTATCTCCTTGTAATCTTAATTCAACATCTTCGTATTCATTAGCAAGACTATACCTTTGACTAAATTCTTGAAATGAGAAAGATCTGTGACGTAAGATCTGAGCTGCGATAGCTCTACTAGTTTTTATTTCTACGCACATGTCTACTAGTTCAAATGGACTCCAATGTTTGTGTTTTATTAGGAATCTTAATAATTTTGGTGCAGTCTCTATATTCATTTGATTAGAGGGATTACTTACTCTAGCGCAATAAGCTACTAGATCTTCTGCATTTTTTATTCCTTTAATCTCTGGTTTTGTAATTGATATTAATTCTACATTCATAATAGTTCTCCATCGTTTGCATTTTGATCGGTGAGTTCGTACTGTTCTCTTTGCCTTTCAGCGACATCTCTTAAGGAGCCTCGTTCCTCAATATTAAAATTTGTTACTTGATAATTAAGATAATTTTGAGCCCAGATCTCTTTGCCAGCAGAGTCTAATCTTCTTACCAAGTCTTGATGACCAGCAGCATCCTTTCCTTGAAACCTAGTCTTAGTTGGAATTAATTTATGAGTTCCAAATGCTTGTCCGTCTAAAGTGACCTCATCAAGAGTTTTTCTTCTAAATATTGCAACAAACGATGCAAACCATTGTAGTCTATCGGATAGTGAAATAACTGAACTATCATCAACTACATTATTTGAATTACGATTAAAATTTTCTCCTGTTCTATTCAACTGCATCGCTGTAATAATTGGACAATGAATTTCCTCTGAGATTCTTTTAAGTTTATCAATTTTTTCACCAATCGCTTGATGCTCTGCCCAATTTTGGCTAACTTTTTCCCCAGTTAATTTAATATAATCATATGCTATCATCGCTTGATTTCCACGACCGACTTTAGAAAGATACCATCTACGAATGATAGAACATACTTGGTCAATATTTTTATTACCTACATGATAATGAAAATACTCATACGTTTTGACTTTTGCCCAAGCAGCTCTAACCTTCTTTGTCATCTCTTCATTTTTACGCCAATTACCAGTTTCAAGATACCAAACGGGTACATCAGTTAATGATGCAACCATTCTTAATTGAATATCTACTGTTTGCATTTCAGTATCGAGAATTAAAGTTTTGGTTTTGTTCTTAGGGTTAATAGAAGTTTTAAAACATATATCATTTAGCCACGTAGATTTTCCTTGGCCTGGACGACTTGCAATAGCGTAAATATTTCCATTCTTTAGTCCACCATACATTCTGTTAAATTCAGAATAGGGAGTTATTAATCCTGTATCATCCTTTGGTGCATTTCCTATCTCTTCTACAAGATCTTCGACCTCGGCAAAAATATTAATAGGCATATCATTTTCTGAATATGCCGATATTTTTTTATTATAGATTTGATCTATTTTACCAATAATCTGATCTACAGAGTCCTCTGAGTTTTTATTAACATAATCTTTTAATTTATCTGCTGTTTGAGATATTTCTCTACGAATCCTTAATTTAATTAATTCCTTACAAGCATTTACTGTGGCTTCCTCCGTAATTTGAGAGAAGCTTAAATTATCAATATAATCAAAAATATTAATTTCATCCTTAAATGTAATTCCAAGGTTTTTAATCTTTTCTGCTAACAATACTTTGTCTACGTTTTCACCTTTATGTTTAATATTTTTAAAGACGGTATATATAGAAGAATGAACATCATTATAGAAGTCATTCTCGGTTAAAAATACATCAATATCTGCGAAAAGATCTTGATGTTTAAGTAAGCCGCTTAATACGTGTCTTTCTACTTGTAAGGAGTAAATCATCCAATATATATAATACCAAAACAAAAAATAAAAGTCAAGTTTTAATCTTTGTCTTCTGGATTATCAAAATCGTCTTCTTGATTGGTTCTTGCTATCTGATCTGTGGTAGCTTCTAGATTTAGTTGATCTACGCTTTGACTCCAAGTATTTACATAGTATAAAAGTGCCATAGCATTTATTTGATTATCAAATTTTGTAAAGACTTGAGGCTCACCTTTACTAGAAAAGTTAAAAAGTATATATCCACCAAAACTGCATTCGTCAATTTGTTTTAAGAGAGAATCTGGTATTTTAAAACTTTTTCTTTTATTTGTCACCAAAAACTTTTACACTTAAATAATTAAAATTCCGCACTTTTCTTCTATATATTGTGGTGATAAATTTTTTAAATCATTTTCATACAATTCTAAAAACTTAAAATTATTCATTTCTAGCCATTTTTCTTTCTTTACATCTCTTTTTATACTTTGAAGATATTTAAGTCTAGAATTATCGTGAAAAAATTGATTAAATGATTCGTGTTGATTTCCTTGTATCTCAACTGCTATTCTTTTTGTTGCATTTAATATATCAACCTTAAGCATTGTTCCGTAAACTGGAAATTCTTCATAAACAATATGATTTTTCCAATATGGATAGAAGAATTGTTTAAATTTAAATTGTAGTTTACTGCGACTTTTACCTTCCCAATCTACAAGATAATTTCTTACATTTTTATTAACGAGTTTGCCGTTAATATTTAACAATCTCATGATGCAAGAGTATTAATAAATTTAGTATAGAAATAGTCTGTAATTGGTTTATTTTCTTCCAGATACAATCTGAGATTATCTATCCCTTGATGTTGCTTCTTTAATTCTATATTGGATTTCTTAAGTTCTTCTATGATCTCATCAGAAAAGGTTACCCAAGCTCCTTTTGCTGTAGCAAATTCCCAAGCCAAAATTTGATCTATTATTTCGTATTCTTTCCATACTGAAGAACCTTCTTTACGACCATATTTTATGGGATACTGAATCTTTGAATTTGTTGATTCATTTGTGGATTTTTTAATAGCGATCTTTACATTATGACCGATAATTTTATTCTTTACTGGATCGTACTTTTCATTTGGCTTCTCAAGAATAAGGTCTTTATTATATCTTGGTTCAAATTCAAGAATCCAGTTCGCAAAATGCAATAAAGCATTACCGCCTGTTGCCGTGGTCTGCCTAACTTCTTTGTTAGCTGCATATGGGTCAAGTTTAATGTCGGAGCGAACTTGACTAATAAAGATTGCCATATGACCACGTTTGGACAATGCAAGTGAGATTTTTTTCATAAGCATAGAAGATATAACTGCTCCACCAGCTACTTTTGTTGCTTCACTTAAAGTTTTTTCCTTATCGCCTTTGGTGATAAGACCATCAACTGAATCAAGTATAAAAATATATCTTTTACTTTCATCATTGGATTGAATCAAGTCTTTCATCAATTCCGATACTGTCTCAAATACATTACATTCAAAAACGAAACAGGTCCCATCAACCCATTCTTTAGGGTCAGTTACAAATTTAATTCCAGACCTTTCTTTTATTTCTTTACTGAGTCGGCCTTCTGCTTTAAAAAGCAACGCTCTAGAACTTTCTACTGTTTTTAGAAAATTTTTAGCAACTTCTAATGCTTCAGAAGTTTTACCACCTTCATTCATACCAATAAATCTATGTAATCCAGGACATAGTCCTCCGCTAGTAGCAATATCAAGGTTTAAACTGCCTGTAGATACTTTATAATAAATCTCGTCTTCAAAATTATAATGATCTTCTTTATTGTCTTTTAAAAAGGATAATAATCTATCTGATGCAGATGGACCAGTAGATTGGACGGCTTCTTCTTTAGGTTTTCTTCCCATATCTTATAAATTGTACCAAAGTTTTAGGCTTTTGACAAACATTTTTATCTTCTCCGATTTTATTTTTGCTTAATATAACTTCTTCTTTATTTAAATTTAATTTAAATGCTTCATATTCTTTTAAAAGAAATGCTTTGCCTTCTGGTTTAAGAAACCAAGCTAATGAAGGAGGCGGACTACCTAATTCTTTTAAATTATTCCAGAATTCAAAACAATTAAACTTTTTAATTAATTTCTGTGCAATTTTTATTTCTCTTGCCCAATTAATATTACCTCTTATAAATTTTTTTACTATCAACTGACAAAGCTTATGTTTGGACATTATATAAGTCTATCAACTCCTTGATAAATGTCAATCTCTTTTTTAAATCCTAATTTTTTAATCTTTTCATTGTCTAAATACATGTCTTTAACCTGTACAATCTTATGAAATTCTGGTTGATCTATGGCAGTTATTGTTGATTTTGAATTAGTTTGTTTAATAGTATAGTCTATAATATCTTTAAATATTAAAGGTTCGCCATTTCCAATATTATATATTTCATCTAGACTTCCTTTATCAATACAAAGCTTTATAGCTCTACAGGCATCTTCGACATGAATGTAATCTCTTATAAATTTTCCATTAAAATATAAATTAATATTTTGATTATCTTTTATCTGATTAATTAAATATGTTAGAGCATTCTTTTTTTTTGAGACACCGCAGTCTTTGTTTCCGTATACATTTGCCAGCCGTAGTATTCTATATCTTATATTAAATGTTTTACAATAACTTATAAGTAAATCTTCTGCACATTTTTTTGTAATTGAATAGAAGCCCTTGGGATTGCAGCAATAACTTTCTTTAGCCGGAAGCTCTACATCTCCATAAACAAACCAAGAACTCACAAAATTAAAAACAATATCCTTATTTTTACAATTTTCTAATACATTAATCAGTTTAGTTAAATTAACATTTATATCTTTATATGGATCTTCAAGAACATTATAGTTATCAGTTGTGCTAATCATATATAATATATTCTTATAGAAAGGAACGTTATGTTCTCTAGGATGAATATATGTATCTGATTTATATAGACTATAAAAATTACTACCTACAAAACCTGTTCCACCAAAAAGATCAATCTTTGGTATCATATCTATCAATAACACTTGCCAAATACTCTATATTGCTTTCGCTTATAGTTGGAGAGCATCCAACAAAAAATACTTTTTCTAGCACCGCATTTGCATTCGTATAGCTTTCCCAATTTTCTAGATGCTTATATGCTGGATGCACCAAGATATTTCCAGCGAAGTAATTTCTTGTTTGTATACCATTTTCTTCCAAGTAATTAACTAGTTTATTTTTTGATAGATAATCGCTACAAATAATTGGGACTCCAAACCAAGATATGTCTGCTTTAGGAAAAAAAGAGGGAAACTTAAGTCCATCTAATCTACTAAGAATATTTTGAATTTTATCTTTATTGGAGACTCTTTTTAGATGAAATTCTTGCATCTTTTTTAATTGAACTAGACCTATAGCTCCTTGTAAATCAAGAGGTTTTAGATTGTAGCCAATTTGCGTAAAGAAGTATTTATGGTCAATGTTATATGGAATTTCCTTAATCCAATTCGAAAATCTTTGATTACAGCTTCCATTCTTTAATAAATTGCAACTACCTATACAATAACAGTCTCTGCCCCACCACGCAAAACTCCTCGCTAGATTTACTACTTCTTCTATATCAGAAGAGACCATGCCACCTTCTCCAGTAGTAAGATGATGCGCTGGATAAAAAGAACAACTTGAAGCTATACAATATTCATTTAAATGTTTACCATCCCATTTACTTCCAAAACTATCGCATCCATCAAGTATTAAATGTATATTATGCTTTTTTGAAATTTCAATTAGTTTATCAAAATCTGGCGGATTTCCTAATACTGGCGATATAAATATTGCTTTAGTGTTTTTTGTAATTTTTGCTTCTAATTGATTTAGATCAAAATTTAACGTTTCAAATTCAATATCTACAAATACTGGCTTTAAATTATTCTGAATAACTGGATTTAGTGTTGTAGGAAAACCGACTACAGATATTAATATTTCATCCTCGTCTTTCCAATTGAGATGCTTCTTAAGTGCTGCGATCATAACTAAATTGGCAGAGCTTCCAGAATTTACCATTACAGAATATTTTTGATTAATTTTTTTAGAGAATTCTTTTTCAAATTTGGCTACATTTTCGCCACTAGCAAGCCATTTTCCAAATAACAATGTGTCTATTGCTTCTACAATTTCTTCTTTTGTATATGATGGTCCACCATAGTATACTTTATTTTTAACATCTTTTAAATTATGACAGAATTGAGGTATGAATAGATTCTCCTCATTCTCAAGAGAAAGCAAGAAATTTAGTATTTTTTCTTTTCTAGACATTAGATATATCCCATTCTACCATCTTTTTGATTAGTTTGTCAAATGAAATCTTTGGCTTCCAATTTAACTCTTGTCTTGCTTTATCAGAATTTCCTAATAGAATATCTACTTCTGCTGGCCTGTAGAATTTAGGATTTATTTGTATTAATATTCTCTTGCTGCGATCTACGAATACAGTATGTTCATCTTTACCAATCCATTCGCCTTCTATTCCTGCAAATTTAAATGCTTTTTCTGCAAATTCTTTAATCGTATGTGTTTCATTTGATGAGAATATATATTCTTTTGGTATACCATCATAATTTGAATTATATTTATCTTGGTTTAACATCATCCATACTCCCTCTACAAAATCCTCCGCATCGCTCCAATCTCTTTTAGCTTCTATATTTCCAAGTTCTAATGGTTCGAATTGTTTATTACTTTTTATTGCGTGGTAGATTCTAGCTACATTTTTTGTTATTTTTCTTGTTACAAATTCCTCGCCCCTTCTAATACCTTCGTGATTAAAAAGCCAACCTTGAATTGCATAGATATTATAAGACTCTCTATATACTTTAACTAATTGTCTAGAGGCAGCTTTACTTGCTCCATATGGACTTCTTGGTTTAAGTGGATGATTTTCGTCTTGAGGAGTATATTGAACATTTCCAAATTCCTCACTTGATCCAGCCTGATAAAGTCTACAAGAAGGTTTATATAATCTAATCGCTTCTAAGATATCTAAAACAGCGGTTGAATTTGTTGCCCAAGTCTGACGAGCAAAGTCCCAACTACTAGCTACAAAACTTTGTGCAGCAAAATTAATAAAGTAATCTGGTTTTAATTTTTCTACTGTTCTAGCTATGGCGTGAGAATCTGTTAAATCAAAATTTATTAAATGAAATCTATCAGATTTAATGTGTCTAATGTTTTCGTGATTATATACGCTTAATCTTCGAACTCCACCAAATATGAGATAATCAGTATTCTTAAGTAGAAAATCTACCATATGGCTTCCATCTTGCCCAGTAACACCAGTTATAACAATTACATTCTTGTTTTTAATTAATTTACTTGCATCTTCGATATTTAATATATTACAAGTATCTATTTTTTTACCATAATAGGTCTCTTGAATATTGATGCTCATAAGTTATTTTAGTATATTCTTTTATAAAAATCAATAGTTTGTTTTAGCCCATCCTCAAATTTAGTTGTAGGATACCAACTTAACTCTTTATTTATCTTGGTATTATCTATAGCATATCTAAAATCATGACCTTTCCTATCTTCTACAAAAGATATATAGTCCTTTGGATTTACTTTCATGACTTTACAGATATCATCAATTATCTGTAAGTTGTCCTTTTCGCATTCTCCTCCAACATTGTATGTTTCTCCAATCTTACCTCTAATAACTATTTCCCAAATAGCCTCGCAGTGATCTTTGACATATATCCAATCCCTTATATTCTTGCCATTTCCATATACTGGTATTTTCTTATTATTCAAAATTGAGCTTATGACAACTGGAATGAATTTTTCATAATTTTGATTTGGACCATAATTGTTAGAGCAATTAGATATTGTTATAGGAATTTTATATGTATGATAGTAAGCTCTGACAAGCATATCACTAGAAGCTTTAGAAGCTGAATAGGGTGAATTTGGTGCGTATGGAGTTTTTTCTGTAAATTTGCCATTTAAACCCAAGCTTCCATAGACTTCATCTGTAGAAATATGATGAAATCTTATGTGTGGAAATATTTTACAAACCTCTAATAGATTAAAAGTCCCTAATATATTTGATTTTATAAATCTCATAGGATCATCTATAGAAGTATCTACATGTGTTTCTGCAGCGAAATGTATAATATGAGTTATATCAAATTGCTTTAATATTTGAATGAATTTCTTAGTATCATCCGGTGTGTTAAGCATCTCAAGCCACATGTCATAAAAATGGTACTTAGGATTATTATCAAATGGCTCAACATTTCTTCTATTTGCTGCGCTGTTATATCTGCTGGGACAATCTATATTAACTATATTTTTAACTTGTGGTAAATTAATTATTAATTCAATAAAATTAGAACCAATAAAGCCATGTCCACCAGTTAAAAGGATATTCATATCAACTTAAGATATAATAAAGGGAAGTCCGTGCATATACCAAAAGATTTTGGTAATTTATTGTTTTTACTTATTAACACAATTACCGATCTATCTGTGACATTCTTCTTGGGATATGTCCAGATGTATCCTTTAGAGGTGATCGTATAATCATCATTTTGATGCCAAAAACAATGTATCTTTTTATTTTTTAACATTAAATTTAATGCGTTTAGATTTTTAGCATGACACCATAATTTCTTATTTTCTAAAAATTTTTGATCTATTTTATAGGTAGGTTCATCGTGACCTAGATACCAATTATTATTTTTATTCCATACGTCTATCTCTACATCAAAACCATGATTCATTGCATCAATTATTGCTTCTTTTGAATTTTCTTTGTTGTTATCTGGGCCATTTAAATTGCCTCGATGAGAAATAATTTTCATTTGTATGGTGAATGTATATGAAGCCTAATAAAGACATTTTCCATTGTTTCTGGGCGAGTGTCTATTTTTAGCCACATGGGTTTATAGGTCTCAATTATTTTTTCAAATTCAATATTATTTACCAGATGTTGTTGCTCTAAAAAACCATATGGAAGATCAATGATCTGATCATTAATTTTTAAATACTCTATCTGAGCTAAATTATTAATTAATAAATAATATCCATAGATAATAAAATCAAAATCAATATATTCGAGCTTGCTTTTATTTTCTTCATAATTTATATATTCTATAAAATTTAAGAAATATTCTTTGCTGTAAACTGGTACGTCATTAAACCAGAAATACCCTTTAAAGTTGTGAGTTAACTCTGACAATAGTAAACTATCTTGTTGATTAAAAAATTTAAGAGGGCTTTTTATAATTGAATTAACATGTGGATGTTTTGTTGAATAACATGCATATATTTTTTTATTGTTTATAAAATCATCAAAGCATCTATCATAATCAATTGTTTTAATAAAAGCCGTGTCTACATCTATAACTCCAACTTTAGTAAAGTTGGTATTATTAAATATATACTTTAATCCAAAGATTTTCTTTTGAGTTATTGGACTTGGCCCAATTTCCTCATTACATATAATAGATTGGTATTTTAAATTACCAGCGATGGTTTTAAATATATTAGCTTCTTGTTCTGATGAGAATATTAAGAATACATCTCCGTCATCGTAATATTTATTATAGCTTTGTACAAAGTCTATACCATATGGTATGAAATGTGGCGCATGAATAGGCGCAATAATACAAGACTCTTTCACTATTTATGATTTTCTAGGAAGTAGTTTAAATCTTCTGGAGTGCCTATACCCCACATCTTATCATTTTCTATCTTAAATATTTTTATTTTTTTGCCGTCTGCGATGGCTTCATTAAATACAGGACATACATAAAATTCATTATTTACTCTAATATTGTTACGTATCATTTGTTCTGCGTACTTTACATAATCAGAGCCTTTTCTCCAAAAATAGATTCCAACTGTGGCTAAATTACTTATTGGTTTTTTTTCTGCGACTTTGGACACAAATCCATTTTCGTCTAATTTAGCAAAACTCCATTTAGGATGAGTTGATTCAAATACGAGAATACCAGCGTCAATATTATCTGCCATCATAGAGTACATGAATTCATTACTATCCCAGTCCACATATTGATCTGAGTTCGCGATAAGTAATGGCTGATCATTGTTAATGTATTGTTTAGCTAATAAAGTTGTACAGGCTGCACCTTCAGTTAATCCATCTGTTAATGCTATCTCACAATTTGGACTAATTAAATTTAATGTATCCTTTAAATTATATTTTTCATAATGACTTTTTTGAGCAATAAATACATGTTTTGCGTCAATACCAATGCAATCAATAACTACTTGAATCATAGGCTTTCCTCTTACTTCTATAAGAGGTTTAGGGAATGTATAGCCCGCCTTCTCAAACCTAGTTCCTGCTCCAGCCATTGGAATTAATACTTTCATTTTATCGTCTTTCCATTTAGGCTTCATTACTTTATTATTGTTAATTTTATCAATATTATCTACTATTTTGTCAAAATCTATATCGCTTGTATTTAATACTGGATGCAGATTTCCTCCAGATTTTAAAGCCGCTTTCCTGCCAACTATTGAATCTTCGACTATTAGACATTCATCTGGATCTACTCCAGCGTCTATCATGCACTTTAGATATATTTCAGCTTTAGGTTTTGGATTCTTCACATCTTCATTGGAATAATAGTTATCAATATATTCCATAAATCCTTTTTTAAGAAGAATTGTCTTAATTGTTTCTTTTATTGAATTTGATGCAACATATATTTTGTAGCCTTTATCTTTTAACTTTCTTAATATATCTTGAATTCTAGTATCAAATGAAACTGTTTCATTTATTACTTGAATGGTAAATTTTTGTTTATTGTCCCAAATTATCTGATGTTTTTCTAGTGGTAATTGTTTATTTTTTGTTAATAGTTCTAGCTTTTTCTTTGTTGGCAATCCATCATATGTAGACAAGTGTTCTTTCTTATTTATAATAAATTCGCTGCCAACTAAAGCTATAGCTCTATTTAAAGCTTCGTAATGAATTTCTCTTGCGTCTATTAAAACTCCATCTAAATCAAATATAATTAATTTTATCATAGGGTATTTATTCGTTCAAAAAATCTATCTGATATCAGTTTATAATGATGGCCTATTGTATTATAGGAAGGGTGTACTCCAAATCCATTATTAATTATTAACATATTTAAATTATTATTTTGCATATAGAGATTAATTGGCACTTCATCAAATCCATCTTTAAATAAAGACTTATCATCTACGATTTTTTTAAATGTATCTGTCTTGAGCATGACTATATTATTGCAAAGATATGGAAATTTTTCTTTTGATATAGATAAATCTTTATTTTCAAAAAGTTTATGTATATTATTGATTATATAATCTGTTATAAAGATTTGAGCTTCAGAAGATAATCTTACTGGATGAATTCCTTTATAGAAATGATTTATATTCGCTACCTCTTTATAGAAGGCTTTTGAATCCCATTTAGAGGCTTGTATGGTAAATTTATTTAATATAGAATAGTCTACTCCCCATATTTCTCCAAAAGTAACTTTTAAAAAAATATCATATATTTTCTTTTTATCTTCTTCTTTGAAGAATTGTTCTATAAAACTATCTGTGGTTGGTATTCCAGTACTTAAAATAGGAGTCATAAAAGCTACGTTACTATCATTTAATTTCTCATAATTATTAAAGAAATATTCCCATACGTCGCTAGAAAGAAAAACATCTTCATCTAATTTGACAAAGAAATCAGTCTGCGTATTAGTTATTGCGGTATTTACTTTTGCCATATAATCTCCACCATTTATACCGAATAATTCCGCTTCTATGTTACGCTCTTGAAACAAGTCTCTAATACGCATTACTTCATTATCTATATGAGAAAATAAAAGGTTTATTTTGATGATTGACTTTGTTTCATCTCTTAATTTTGCTAGTTCTTTAATTAGACTAAATACATAGTAAAATCTAGAATGCGGAAAATAATTTATAGTTATTTTCTTATTCATAGATTATGAAATTTTCTTGAGGCATCAAGCTGATTAATGTGGTCGAGTCTATTGCAGGCTAAAAAGGCTGGATCTTTATATCTATTTAATTTAACAATCGAATCTTTATTTATACTAAAATTATATTTTTCTCTGATTCTTTTTGACCATTCAACGTCTTCGCCTTGCCCCCAAAATAAATTTTCATTTAAGGGAAACTCTTTCATGACATCTCTTTTAGCTACCCAATATGCCCCAGAAAAATACATTAATTTTGAAAGATATTTTATCTCATAAGGTAATAAGTAGTATGGATTCTGTACTCCAATCTGATCTGCTGATTCTGCCCATAAAGTCCAATCTCTATATCTCCTTCCATCTTCATTTAAGATTTGATTCATGCATAAGTTGAAGTCATTTCCAAATTTTATAAAATTTGAATACCAATCCTTATCAAATAAAATGTAATCATGCATATAGACAACATTCTCGTATTTAGCTTTTTCTGTTATTAAGTTTTTTTTCTTTGTAATCCATGCTCCGCTTGCGCTCTCTTGGAACGCAAAAATCTGCAAGTTTTCTGATTCCTTACTAATATTTCCACCTATTATTATAATTTCATAATTTGGTATGGATAAGTCTTTAATAGAATTAATAATTGACTCCAATTCTAATTCTGGATTTTGTTTGGTCGTTATAATACCAAAAGTAAAATTCATATTTACCAACAAAGTATAAGATTATCTTTGTGTGTTAAAGGAAATTCTTGAAACTTTTTAAGATTAAATTGATTTAATTTTAGTTCTAGCTCTTGTAATGAATAAGAATTTATATTGCAATATTGACTAATGAAATTACAAGTTATATAACCTCTACTAGATTGTGTGACTATATTTTTTAAATATATATCTTGTATATCTCTATTTAATTCTGTAAATGCATAATTACTTATAACTAGATCAAACTTTAAATTTACTGTGTCTATTTCATCAAATCTCATTGCCTCTGCTTTACTAACATTAAGTTTATTAAGATATTTTAAAGCTAAATCTGTCGCCTCATCAAGATCAATTAGATAATATTTGCTAATATTAAAGAAGTCAGTTATAATTTTACATTGTCCACCATAACCAACTCCTATCTCTACGATATTAAAATTATCTAGAGATCCATATAAATTCTTTAGATCTGATAATACCTTAATGTATCTTAGTGTTGTTGGCGATATTAATCCTATATCATTATAATTAAAAACCGCTGGACTACCATGTATATCGTTTTCTTTAAATTTATCTAGCTTGGTTTTATAGTCAGAAAAATGTATATCTAAATAATCTTTATACATCTGTCCTTGCTCTTGATTTACATGCTCTAATATTTCTGTATAAGCTTGATCTTTTTTAAAGAAATCAAAATGAAAATCACTTATCGTTGCCATTTTACATGCATTTTTATATTTCTGAGTATCGCTAATGCTTGTCTTGCTCATTTTAAATAGTTTGAATATATATAATCTTCTATAGATTTATATTTTAGGCATCTTTCAAAGTTGTCTTTAATTGCATCCATTCTATTATAATAATATTCTGGAGTTAAATTATCAATTAAATTATTAAGTTCTTCTACACTTCTTAATGAATTCAAATGGATAATTCCATCTATATTAAATATTTCGCCTATATTTGATGCTCCTAGATATATTGGAATTGTACCCGTGGCAAAGCAATTTAATATTCTTTCTGTTATGTATAGTTCATCAACAAAATTTTCAACTACTATAGAATACATATAATCCTTTAATGACCTAAATATAGGTATCCATCCTTTATTATCTTGATGACTACCTATACCAAAAAATTTATCAACCTTGGGATTATCTTTCAAGACTGACATGATTACTAATCTTGTCATATGTCCTTGGCACATTTGTTTGTTAGATGAAACCATTGAGCAGAGTTTGCTTTTTTCTTGTATGGCTATTTCGCCTTCTGCGTGAGGTGTGTCTTTTCTTCCTCCGACCCAAATACCCCCGCCTGGAATCCATTTGCAATTTGGATATTTTTTAAGAAACTCCGAATTATGAGTAAAGACTTTATTAAACTTTGATATCAACTGTTCTACAGAATTATATGTTTGTAGATCAATCCCTCTTGATTCAAAAATTAAACCATATGAATTGTCTCTTAATGTATTAAGGCTGTCTATTTTAAACATCTCCATATGAGAATAAAACGTTGGATTATTTAAATTAGTTAGATTCCTATCCCAAATTATATATTCTGAATCTCTTCCAGCTACAGAATATTTTTCATGAGCAAAATGACCATCAAGTATGTTCCATATTTTTTTATTCACAATATTGTCCAATTTTGGGGAATGAGGTCATCGAGTTTCCATTGACCATTATAAGCTGGTCCAAACCAATTAGATGGAGCTATTACTTTTTTATTATTTTTATTTATATACGCCGACCACCAAGCAAAACTACTATTTGCTAAGATATTATTTTGGCAATTAGACATAATGTACATATCCTCGAATGCATGATTATTCTCTATGTATGTAAAATTAATATCTTTAAATTTACTAAAGATTTGTTTTGCGTAATCAATTGTATCTGAAAATACTAAATAATTTTCTACATTCACTATTTCAAAAGCTTTCTCGTAATAAGCTTTATTCATTATTGGATGATGATTATCTCTTCCTATATAATCTCCACATCTAAGATGAACTGAAGAAAGGTTATCAAAATTAAAATTATATTTATTAGAAACTGAATCTACTATGGAATCTTTAAACTGAAATTGATCTAGTAAATCACTTTTAAAGTCCTCAAAAAATTTATAAGATTGGAAATAACCCTCTAAATCCGTATAATCTGGTATCCTAAGTACTTCTGGATTAAAAAGGGCTGGATATCCCCAATGGGCCTTATGCTTAATCAGGCTCAAATCGCTTTCATTTAAAATTTCGGCATATATATTCTTAAAACAATTTAAGAAATAGTGTTGAACTCTTCGAGTGGCTTCTTCAAAATGTTCTTGTGTGTTTGGAATTTTTATATCATAACCATTTAATTTACTTATTGAATATAATGTAGAATATTGAAACAATTGATTTCCAATGGCTCCGTAATAACCTAATTTAGAAAAAGTAATCATAGCGGTCTAAGCTTATTAAACTCATTAATAAAATGTTTGTCTAATCTCGTAACCACTAGGTTATTATCTGAAAAACATTCTTTTTGAGTCGCGAGTATTTCATTTGTAGAAAATGATTTTTTCCTAGGCAAGATATTTCTCATTAGCCATCCATCTACGCTTTCATTTTTTTGAAGCCAAGGTATAATCTCCTGTCCTTCTGGAATATTTGAACTAATAATCTCCGCGGCTTCTCTACTATAGGCTTGAGCATGAGCGCATAAAGCTACATTTACTTGTAATAGATTTTGACTAACTCTTTGTAATGGAATATCATTTGGCCTAGAGATATCAAATCCATATCCGACATGCATGCCTAAATAAAATATATCCCATGAGCTTTGTTTCTTTAATTCTTCTATCGATAATGGTAAATATTTATTTACATCATTTACAAATTCAACATCATCTTCAAAAATTAAAGCATTATTTAAATTACGTTCTTTAATTAAATTAATTGCGGCTCTATGAGAAGCAAAACATCCTGCTGAACGTATATTAACATTTGGGTGTGCGCCTTCAAATTTTATAGCATTAAATCTTTCAACTCTATTATGTATGCCTAATTTTTCAAATTGCGCTAAACAAGATTTCCATTTATCGGTTCTATATGAAAGATTGATACAATAAATTTCTTCAAAAAAATCAAAAGGATTATTCATTTTATTTTTTATATCTTAGATGCTCAAAATCTCCATTAAAATCTAACTCTAAAACTTTAGGATGTAACTGACATCTTGCTGAAGCTTTTTGCCATCCTCCTTGTTTTGCTGTTATAAAGTTTAACTCGGCAAATGTTGCGTACTTAAAATCTAAGATACTAATTGGTTCTTGAGAGAATGGGCTTTGTTTATTCTTAATGCTATCATCGATTAATTTTTGAGATGCTTCTTCCGTTTTCCATTGAGAATTTAAATTACCATCGTATGTTGATACTACTTTTTGACTAACTGATTTGGCTCCTCCCATGTAAGAATAGTGCCAGCCTCCATTCTCTATCCTTGGCATAAAATCTTTATCTCTTCTTAATATTTGAAGACCCATATTATTAGATAAACTATTAAGATGTTTTAGTCCTTCGTATTTACATGCTACTGTTCCAGTTACATTTTTATTTGTATAGACATCAATGTAGTGAACAAAAAACATTTGATTCAATGCTACTATTGGGTAATTAATCATTTCTTGAAATACATTTTTATTAGGTATTTCATCGCAGTCTGATATCATTATTGTGTCTAGATTTGATAAATTTAATTTTTCAATTTGCTCAAAAAGCCTTATTCTCTGCTCGTGTTCTTTTGCGCCAATCTTTGCGTCTGGGAAAAATTTAGGCATAAAATCATCAAATCTTCCGTCCAGCTCTATTGATGAATAAATTATCTTATCTTTGAATTCTTGGAGTCTGTCGTCTTTCCAAAAAGATATCTGTTTATCTTGCCCTTGATGAGTTCTTGTGGCTTCGTTAATTATAAAATAGTCTACAACATCATATAATTCCTTAATTCTAAGATAGGCTATATCCTTTTCATTAAAATACATAAAACAATCTATAAGCTTCATTGTAGCTTCCATTCTTCTGATGAATCAATTAGATCTAGCGAATGGTTTAAAATATTTAATCTATAGAATCTTCTAATAAGCCTTTCGTTATTGATAAAGAACTTCATTTTTTCATCAATTGAATTCTTTCTCCAAAAATTTTTTAATGACTCTAGGCTAAATTTAATATTTAAACTTTCACAATATCTTCTAAATGTTTGTCTAATTTCTTCTTGCTGTTGATATTTTTCTGGAGTTTTGCCATTGTCATAATAATGAAGTACGCAATGATTTGATCTTCCATAAACAAAGTAATACTTCATATCGCTATCAATATAGTGTTTTCTTTGAGATGGTCTTTCTTCCCATGCAAATAACTGCTGATTTTTACCATAATATTCATAAAGATCAATGTAACCTGGCCGCATACCTTGCAATCCCCAATGTGGGCTACCTTGGAATATCATATCATCAAAATACTTAACAAGAAAAGCTTTTTGTCTATCAACGCAGCTATTTATTTTATTTTTATCCAAGAAATTTTCTATAAAATTACGTAAATTTTTAGTCCAATCAATATTCAATCTTTCACAACTATCGCGAATAATAAACCAATCACCATTTTGCATTACATTTGATCTTAAGAAGCCATTCATTTGAAGATCGTGGTCATTTGACCATTCTCTATTTATGATCTTTCCTTGTCCTTTTCTTGCATTTAATACTTCCAACGTCCCGTCTTTTGATCCTCCATCTACAAAAATAAGACCATCAAAATATTGATATATATCTTTAGTCATATCATCAATATTCTGCTTTTCATCTTGAGTGATACCGCAGAGCCAAATTTTCACTATGAAAATTATACTAGATTATTAAGAAAATGTCCAAGCTTTTCCGTTTCTCTTTGGTTATCTATAATTTGACGAATTACATAAGCCGTGGTATTCTGTAGAAAATATCTATAGTCTTTGCTTTCGTATAGAGCTTTTAATTTAGCGATATATTCAATTTCACTTTCAAAAAATAAGGCTGTTACATTCTCTATGCTCCACTGCATAAGACTTTTATTTTGCGCCATTTTACGATGCATAAATACTGGTTTTCCACAAGCCATACTTTCAATAATTGCTATCCCATATCCTTCGAGATGTTTGATATGTTGGGTAGCTATACTTGATTTTAAAGTTTTAGTAAGCTCTTCTTGAGAACTATTCGTATGATAATGATAATCTATATATGGTGTTATTTTCTGTAATTCGCGACTCATATTATATTCTTGATTAAAGTTCTTTTCATATTCTGAGATATAGACCCCAATTATATTGCCATCCGTTGGTCCATCAAAAGTACATCTATCATAATCTATCCAAGGTTTGTAATAAAGATGATTTACTTTATATTTGTTGGCTAGTATATAACCAACATAATCTGCACATAAATAATTTTTAATAATATAAAATGGGTACGCTCCATCCCAATAATCATTTCCGCTATAGCAAGCTAGTTTACTTTTATCTTTAAGGTGCGGCCAAATCTCATTTAGAATTTCGAACTGGCTCTCAAAACTTGTAATAAATACTACTTCTGGTTTAAGATCAAGGATTTGTTCTTTATTTAATACTTTAATATTATTAGTGGAGAATTCTAGGTTTATTTTTTCTTGAGTCCAAGAAGTATTCCAAACCCATTGATTAAATTGTTTTGGTGGTAAATTTGTTGGTATATATTCATCGCTTGGTAAAATGAGATTATGTCCAAGCAAGGAGAATGCTTTTGCTATATTTCTTGTGAGATTTTTATGAATATCTGGCCAAAGTATGTTCAATAATGTATTATTGAACTAATAAATATATAATCTAAATTAAATAATATTTATTATTGGTCAGCGCCTATATCAAAAGCTCCAGAATTTCCGCCGTAAGTTCCATCTGGGGTTGCATTATTTATAGGATCTGTTATATTTGGATTTACTGGAAACTCTGGGGGAGTATTTACTGGATTATCCACGTTGTAATCTATCGTTGTTGGGGGCGTTGTAACTTGTGGATCTGGATTTATAATTGCTGCATTATTCGCCGTTCTTCGTGCTTCAGCTAAAGCTCTTTGATTGGCTAATAAATTTTGATATTGATTATACATTCGAGCGATGGCAGGTATGCTAACAGCAAATGTTGTAACTGGTGTATAAAACCAATTTTGACCAAATTCTGGACCAGAACCAATTGGAATTGCAACTTGTATACTAAATACATTACTTAAACTATTTGAGAGTCTAAATCTAAATATTGCTCCATTTTCACCGGCTGGTTTATAAGTAATTACTCTATTTGGAAGCGTACTATTAAGTGCTGCCTCCGCCCTAGTTAAAATGCCTTGTTGATACGCTGAACTATTTGCTGATAGATACTCAGACCAGTTTGATAAAGCGGTATTTTCTAAATCGTCACCTGTTACAATTTTATTAATACGATAACCAAAATCTGAACTTCTATTAATTACTATAAGTGCAGATTTACAATAAGTCTCAGTTGTTCCATCTTTTTTAACTACTGTTATCGTTGCATTTGAACCATCTGGGCACATTGAAATCATTGGCTTACATGTAATGTTTATATCTGGAGTATAAACAGTTCTAATATCTTTAATTGCTTGCTTATAAAATGAAACTGGAAATCTAAGATTCGTCCATTTTTCTAATAATGGTCCAAATGCTTTTGATTGATAGATTTTGGTTGGAAAATCTTTATACATTTGTTCTTCGCATTTTTTCTTAGTATCTCCAAATACATAATACTCTTTCATTGCTAAAGCCATTTTTGAGACTAAATCTGCATCTAGCGCTGTATCTGTTGTTCTAAAAGCGTTATAGAAAAATGTAATATTTTGTTCAACTTCAGATAAGGTATTTGAAACAAATACTGGAGGTTTTTCATCTTTTCTGCATGTATATACTTTTACAGTTCCTGGCAATATTTTACCTTTTGGATCAAAAGATGCCTTTGCATTTGATGTAAATGGTCCCGAATTATTTGCTGATACATTTATATAATATAAATCTCCCATTTTTCTTGAGAAATAACTATTTTCTCCACCGCATGAAGTACATGTACCGGCAAAAGTAGCGCTAGATACATCATCTAAATCTACTAATACTACTTTATCATTTTCTATGATCATAATCTATAATATATATACACATATTATTATGTGAATTTATCATAAGTTTACTTGGACCTGCTCGGAGTTGAACCGAGGTCTTTTAGATAATTTAAATTAAAATACTACAAGTTTATTTCTTTTTATTTTTAGCTTTGTATAGGGAAAAGAACAAACATACTAAGCGAGTTTATTTTGAATACAATGACAATAAAGAATAAAAAAACTTTATAATCAGAGACATCTAAATACGCAATTATCCAATAGATGTGTCATGGTAATCACGCTGTAGAACTTAAGCTACAGAAACGGTCTCCTCGACTAGAGAAACTCTAGCAGAGATATGACCTTTGTATTTGGCTGTTTTGGCAGTTAATACTTTTAAGGTTTTTTAAAGAGACCCACCTAAACCTCTACTTGCATTCTAATTCCTATTACTAAAATCGAAACCAAATTCAGGCCCAATGAGAAAGAACTTATATATTTTACACATTATAAAGCTTTTAAAAGTTTTTGGCAATCTTTTTTATAAACAAAACTGAATTTAACTCTTGAACCATTTATATCTGATATTAATTGAGGAATAGCAATACATGGATATTCAGTAGGTTCATCATAAATATTCTCATTGTTTATATTATAATGCTTTACGCACTTTTGAGAATAAACCGACCATTTGGCTTTACTTTTAATTATTTCCATTTATATATTATAAAAAGATTTGACAAAAAAATAAAAAAATAATAGTATATAAATTAACATAGCTTCCAATTAGAGCAGTTTGTTGATGTCAAATAATCAACTATCAATCCTTGAGATAGCAATGTCTAAAGGGCTGACAACTATTAAAACCTTCTTTTGTACATAATATGGCTTTTGAAGGGAATGTAGCTATAGGCATCGCAGAATGTAGTGGTCGAAGCTACCTCTGACCCATAAGTGCGATGGCCCGTTTATCGCTGAGATTGCGGTAAATTTGGAGTCAAAAGAAAAGTTGGATTGATAATACCCAACTTCAGATATATAAAATCTGGAGGTAAAGCCCTTTTGGATATCAAAGAAAAGTTAAATAATTTGAGGATTTCGTATTAAAACCAAACTTCATTATGTATGATTCTTAATACTTTAATCCAATCTTTTAGATGATAAGATATCTCTTCTTTATCTGAATTTATAAATCCATTTTTTGCTATATTAAAGTATATACTTTCAGAAGGATAACATCTTCTAGTTTTATGTAAACTCTTATAAAAGAATCCAAGAAATACCAACACAGACCTCGCTGTATCTTCATTATGTTCTAATGTAAAAAAATACTTATTTTGAAGTGGATATTCTATAAGATCATAAAATTTTGTGCCAACAGTCTCTGATATATATTCCTTTTCTTCAAATGAGTAATCTAAATCTTTGCTATATTTTATTATAGTTAATTCTGTAAAGACTGGAAAACTAATGTCTACGATTCCATCTATATTATCTTCTGATACTTTTTCTAGTATTTCTGGTAAGCAATCTGGATCTTGCAGAAGCAAAAAAGTCTTTTCTGGTGATAAGCCAAGCTTTTTAGCAAAAAAATCTATATCTCTTTCCGAAACCGTCACATTAACTATTACAGTTAATTTTTATTTTTATTCATTAAATATTGCTGTATTGTCTCAAAATTACGATCAAGCTTTGCTTCAATTCTATCAAAATATGCTTCAAAAGATTCTTTAGTAACATATGTAGTACTGACTTTTAGAGCTAAATCTGCTATCTCTTGCTGATGTTTTCTACTTTCAATTTCTACTTCTTTTCTTAAAGCTATAAAATCACTAAAAGTTTTATCATTTAAATCTTTAATGAGCTTCTCTTGCCTATCAGATATAGAAAATACTCTAGTAAAAAGCCATCCGCCTAGGAATGATAACGCTCCTATTACAAGATTAAATACTGTTGTGATATCTAAATTCACACATATATTTACACTTATAGATTATATTTTTTTATATAAATTATGGTAAAGTTGCATTATTATCACTTGGGACATTGGATAATTCAATAGCCATCGCGTGAGAAGGTAAAAGCTTTCTATAGTGATTTAAAACATGTTGATAGTACTTACATTCTACTTGTCCAGCTAGTCTATTTAGGATAGCTTCACATTCTTTTACTGTAAGTTGATTTACTTTCTTTTTCTTCTTATTTTCGTTCACACTATATAATACACTTTTGTATTATATTATAGCTTCATATCTCCGAAATCGTCATCAGATATATCAGTTTTTCTTGCTCCGATCTTGTAAGTTGAGATTTCTGTTTCCTGTGGAGCCACTTGAACTTTACTACTATCAAGATAACTGTCTAGCCAGCCAGATATTGGGTTATCTTTTTGATTAAAAATTTTCTTATATCCTAATGATCGTAAACGAGCATCACAAAGCCATTTAGAATAACCACCTAATACTTCAGCATTTAAACCTAATAATGAACCTTTACTGAATAGATATTCAGCCCATTCGATCTCATTTTTAGCAGCTTGTTCATAAAAAGCGTATACTTTATCTTCGCTCTTCTTAACTATAGAAGTAAAACCTTCCTTATCTTCTTCTTTTAGAATTTTAATTAGATTTTGAGTTGTAGCAAAATGTAACGCTTCATCTCTTTGAATAAATTTAATTATTTTAGCATTTCCTTCCATTTTTCCACGATATCCAAAATAAAAAGAACAGGCAAATGATACATAAAACACAAGTCCTTCCATAACATTAACGGAAAGAATACAATCAAAGATTTTCTGTTTTAGATCTTTCTTATCATCATCTCCAAGTATTTTATCAAAATTATTTCTTATTAATTCGGCGCGGGATACAATCTCTTTGTCTTCCATAATGCTATCAAAGAACTTACTAGCGTCTGGATGAACATTATTGAGTAAATATGAGTAAGAATAACTATGAATTCCTTCAAATCTTTGCCAAGTGTTCATGCATATTTCAAGCTCTGGATTACTTACATAATCTTTAAGAGAATGAATACTTCTAGAAAGCATACTATCTCCAAGGGTTTGAAATTTCAGATTAGTATCAAATACAAATCTTTCTTGACCAGCTAGGTCCTTATAGTCGCTTCGATCTTTATTTAGAGCGATCTCGTGAGGCCACCAGAAAAATTCTTCTTGTTTTTTAAAAAGCTCAAAAAAGATAGGATACTTAAAACGATCATATCTTTGAAGATTAAGGTCTTCTCCAAAGAATAATGGTTGCTTTGTATAATCTATATTTTTAAGATTTAAAACACTTTTCATAGGTTATAATTTACACGCTCCAGAAGAACAATCGCGATCTTCTTTTTGATTCATTAGCTGCTCCTTATCGCCATCGTCAGTATTATTATAATAAAGACTAATTAGACCAAGAGAATATGCTTGCATAATTTCTTTCATTACTTTTGCGTCTGGAAGAACATTATTTTCATAATGAGAATAATTATAGTATACATTAGTTGATATCGCCATGTCAATATACTTTTGAATAATAGCGTTAATTTTTAATAAACCTGAGTTATCTTTAAAATCATACGCTAATTCATAATTCTCATCATACTTTCCAACTCCAGGAACTAGTACTGGTAACTTACCCATCTTGCTCATTTTATAAGTAATTAAACTACGAATTGGTTCTACGCCATTAGTTGAAGATTGAATTACAGAACTACTTTCGCATGGCATACAAGATGATAATGTAGAATGTCTTAATCCAAATTCTTTTATTTCTTTTCTTAATTTTTCCCAATCAAGAGATAATTTCCTTTTACATAATTCATCTACTTTATCTTTGTAAGTATCAATAGGTAGAATTCCTTTCGAGTATTTTGTCCTGTCAAATTTTTCGCATTTACCTTTTTCTTTAGCAAGTTCTAAACTTGACTTTAAAAGGTAGTATTGAAAATGTTCCATCCATTCATCAAGAATTGGAAGTGTTTTATCTGAGGTGTATTTTAATTCATTTTTAGCAAGATAGGCTGCCAAATTAGTTATACCAATTCCAAGACTACGACGTTTTTTTGCAAAATTTTCAGCAGCAATATTGAAGTAATCTTGAATTTCAATGATTTCATCTAGAAATCTTACGATAAGATCGCAAGTCTTTTCAAGATCCTGCCAGTTTTTAATTTCTAGCATATTCACTGCCGAAAGAATGCACATACCAATTTCGCCATTTTTGTCGTGATAGTCATTTAATGGAGTAGTTGGGTGGATAACTTCAGTACAAAGATTACTCATTGTGACTTTATCTAACCAAGCTCCATGATTATTAGCGTGATCTACGTTAAGAATATAAATTCTACCAGTTTCTACTCTTTCTTTGATAATTAAAGAGAATAATTTACGAGCAGATACTTTTTTCTTGATTTTTAGTTTTTTAGATTCGCATTCTTTATACAACTTATCGAAGTCTTTAGTTCCCCAAGCTTCATATAGTTCTGGAACTTCAGCTGTATTAAATAATGTAACATCTTCATCTTTTAATACTCTATCATAAAATAGTTTACTCATACCGACTGTATAATCTAATTTGCGGACGCGATTATCATCTGTACCTGCATTATTTTTTAACACTACAATGTCTTCGATCTCATAATGCCACCATTGAATATTGCAAGTAGCACTTCCTCCGCGAAGACCATTTTGTTGCCACGCCTTAACACTACTTTCATAAATTTTAAGAAATGGGATCAAACCAGTATGAACGACTTCCCCATTCTTAATTGGAGAACCGATAGCTCTAATCTTTGATACATCAATTCCAATCCCACATCTACTAGCAGTAGCCATACTTACAGCTGTAGCACTAGCAGTTATACTATCCCTACTATCATCTACTCCAATTAAACAGCAACTTGCATAATTTTTACTTGGAGTTCTTACTCCAGCCATTACAGGAGTTGGAAGATTTATTTTATGTTTACTGATTGCGTCATAGAACTTACGAACATAACTTAATCTATTCTCTTTTGGATAATTTATAAAAGCATAGGCAGAAATTAATATGTAAGCGAATTGCGGAGTTTCATATATTTTACCTGTGACGCGATCTTTAATAAGATACTTATCGCATAATTGTTTTATACCAGCATAGGTGAAATTATAGTCTCTTTCATGATCTATAAATTCTCCCATCTTATTTAATTCATCTTCGTCATATTTTTCTAGAATAATAGAATCATATATTTTATTTTTTAAACCTTGATTAATAAATTCTAATAGTCTGGGAGCATGTTTACCTTTCCAAACATCCTTACGCAATTGATAATTTAAAAGTCTACCGGCTACATATTGATAATTAGGTTTTTCTATTGATATCAAATTTGCTGCAGATTCAATTAAGAGTTTATGAATCTCTTTAGTAGTAACACCATCATTGATACTAATCTTTGCGTTAATCTCTACGTCGGTTAAGCTTACATTAGACAAATCTTTAATTGCCCAGTTGATTACTCTATGAATTTTTTCTATATTAAAATTTTCAGTTGAACCACTTCTTTTTTTTACTTTTATACTCATAACACTATGAGTATAATATTACATTAGTTTTTAGAATTAAAAAAGAAAAAAACAAGAAGTTATAAACAAATTAATCCGACTTACTTTTTGGGTGTATCTTTCCTTTGCGTTTTTTTGACCAATCATTAAAATATTTTTCTTTCACAGGATCTTTACCATAAAGCTTCTTTCTTTTTTCAGAAAGCTCTGAGCTACGATCAAACATATCTCCAAGAGTTCCTTTTTTATTTTTAGTAAATTCAGAAAACTCTCTAGGAGAACAATCAGCTTTTAATGAACCTTGCGTATTAACTTCTGGTACAGTAAAAACTCTTTTCCATTCTAATCCATTTTCATCAATATAAACATGCTGATCATGAACAGATTGAATTACATCTATAGTTTCTTCTGTTTCTGGATTTATATAAGTATACAGAGGCATATCTATTCTAAATGAGATATTATATTTTTAAATAACTTTTCAGAAGAAAAAGTATTTTGTAATTCTAAACCATTTTTATTAACTTTATTATTTTCTACCCTTTTGATAGCTTCTTCGCATGCAGAAATAAAGTCATCTGGATTAAAATCATAGATATTTCCTTGATTGTATGGGAGTCCCTTATGAAAAAAGATACCATCATAAGCTTCAATTTTAGAACTTGGATTAATTAATACGCTATTATCTTTATTAGCCCAAGATTTATATCCATGAGCATTCATTAATACAGCATGTTTACCCATAGCTACAGAATGAAATTCTGGTAATCCCCAGCCTTCACCACCACTCATACCAATAACAATATGACTGCTATTGAGAAAATCATTATAAATTTTATTTTGACCCATGAATGGGAGAAAATTAATATTAAAATAACTTTTACCATTTAAAGCTTGAGACACCAAAGAGTTTTGATCTTCTGGCTTCATAAAAGGATTAAAGATAGAGCATTGTAATGCGTATTTTCTATTATTACCAAACTTATTAGCCCATAGCTGTAAAACTTTCAAATGATGCTTTCTTTTTTCTAACTTTCCTACAAGGTTAAACACTATTCTATCATCAGTAAAATATGTCTTATCAATTCTAGTAAAATTGTATTTATCAAACGCAAGAGGAATATACTCTACATTTTTACATCCAAGATTATTATATAGATCAACAGTCTCTTTACAAGAGAATAGAACTTTATAATTATTTCTTATTGTATTTAATTCAACCTTAGTAGGCTGGTCTAGTTCGTAAAAACTAAGAAGAATTTGTTTATTTGAGTAACTCTCAAAAGAGCCATTGATATGCCATAGCTTAAATATCTTATCTTCTCTAGAATAATTAACTAGTGCTTGGTTGATATTTTTCTGCAACCATTCCCCAAATTGGGGAGTTATATCAGATTGAGTTGATAGATCTGGATTACCTATCGGTAACAGATTGATATTTTTATCTAAAGCAAATAATTCTCTAAGAATTAAAGTAGAGATTTGTCCAAAACTTACAGTGTTAATGGGCAAATTGAAACTTAAACTCATAGAATATCGTCTTCGTCTTCTTGAACTTGTTGAACTACTTTCTTTTGTGGGGTTACTTGCTTTGTGGCAGATTGACGAGTAGGCGTAGAATTAGCCTGTCTATTTTCTAACGGTTTAGAAATGTAAAGTCTATAATCTGGAGCCTTTTCATTTTTCTTATTGCCATTAGCAAATACTACAACGTCAATTCTTTGACCATCATTATCGTTGATATATCCAGATAGAAATGACATTCCAGTTTTGCTTTTTTTCTTCCATAGAGCGCCTAGCTCTTGATTCTTATTTTGTTGGTTTTGATTGTTGTTATTCATAATTTTAATATTGTATGACTTATATTATATTTTGTCAAAACAATTTTTACTTTCAATTTTATTCTTTAATAGCTTTAATGCCTTATTGTGTATATTTATTGCAGTTTGTGTGCTTATTTTTAATTTTTTAGCTATCTTATTCCAAGGCATTTTTTTGCTTGAATTATTGGAATATCTCATTTCAAATATATTTTTAACTCTTTGATCAGAGCAAGAATCAATTATATTAAATATATAATCATTAATATTCTTGTATTCTTTTTCTGGTGAATTATATTTTTCTACTAGATAGTTTAATTTATCTGCCTCTAAGGTTAAATAATGAGAGTTTTCATTAATACAATTTAAACACTGATATCTTACTTGATTATATAGCCAAGTTGAAAACTTTGAGTTTTTGCAAGGATCAAAAGACATTGCAGATTTATATACGATGTAATCCTTTTGATCAACCACATCTTGAAGATGTACTCCAGAATTAATCATAGAATTAGAATATTTCTTATATAATGAATTACAAAGAGCAGAATGACGGTCTATAAGCATTTTTAATGCTTCTTCATCATTTTTCTCTTGAACATTTTTTACTAATGTATTGTCGTCTAATGTTATATTCATAATTATTTTTTATTCTCCAGAAATTTCTCGTATATATTTTTTAAATTTTTTTGCATCAACTCGTAAAGAAAATTAACATCTTGACAAGTTTCCCAAGATATAGAATAATCTGCAACAGCTTTTAATTTATTGTCATTAGATTTCTCTTCAATATTCGCTGGCGGAATTAAACTTCCATCATCTAGTTTTCTTGATATATGCACCAAGATACCATTATGGCTTTTAAGCCAAGAATATTCATCTTCTTTGTATTCAATATATCTGATGTCGGTAATAATTGGAAGTATATTATTTTTATTTAATTCTTTTATTTTCGCTTCAACTAATGATGTCCAATATTTGCCTTCGGTTTGAACTCTCCTGCATTTTCCATAAGCAACCATTAGTGGTCTTATTAGTTCTTTATCAGACCCATCACATTTATTTAGATCTATCTTAAATTTTTCTTTAACAAAATCTCCTAATTCATATTTTAGGTTATCAGCTAAGGCTATTCTTTGAGAATCTATATTCTTCTCTTTTAGGTATCTTTTTAAGATGGCGTAGAAAGTGTCTTTTCCAGATCTTGCTACTCCAGTTAATCCAATCATATTATTCTCCATAAGTTATGTCTCCTTCACCATTATATTTCGGAAGTGTTTCCTTAAATTTAACTTGGTAAGTAATTTTTATATCCTCTTTATTTTTTGTTTTAAACTTAGATATATCTACATCTTCTAATATTTGGCTAGACTCAAATGGTTTAGTAAATATTGTTCCATGAGATTCGTTTGTCTTGTAAGACTTATTATTATATGTTTCGTATATTTTATTTTCAATTATTATGTATTTAGGGAATGGCTTTGAAAAAATAGTACCCTTAGATTCATTTGTGGAACCAGTTGTGGTTTTATACGTCTCATACAACTCAATGCCCCTGTGCGTTTTTATATAATTGAAAGTCTGGAATGGCTTCGGAAAAATAGTTCCGTGAGACTCGTCAGTAGAATCAACCTTTGTCTTATATGTTTCATATATCTGACCAGATTGAGAATATAGATTAGCGTTTAAAAGTAAAATAGAGATGAAAATATATTTCATATTTTTATTAGTTCTATATTATAGAATTTAAATATTTCCTTAGCTTTTTGATCTTTTTCATATTCTTCAGTATATACTACCTTTTTAATATTATAGCAAGCTATATTAGTCGCACAATGAGAGCAAGGAAGAAGAGTTGTGGCAATTAAGTATGGATTGTCTTGTTTTTTTATTAAAGCCAAAGCATTCACTTCGGCATGAATGACATAATCGCGTCTATTATCTCTATTTTCCCAAAAAGAAATATCTTTATTTAATTTTGAAGTTAGACCATTGTATCCTACGGATAACACTCTGCCTTCTTCATTTAAGATACACGCTCCTACTTTTTTATGTAAGTCTTCTGATCTATTAGACCAAATAGTAGCCGTCAGCATTGCTGCTTCGATAAATGAGATTCTATTATTTTGCATCTTTATATTGCCAATACGCTAAAAGCATGAACCCTAATATAACACATATAAATGTTTCGACCATTTAAGTATTATATATCTTTTTTATACTAGAGTCAAGATTTGGCTTGATTTTTTTGAAAAATTTTAATACTATACTTAAATGCAAAAACAAGAATTTAAAGAAGCCTTAAGTTATGATGATATTTCCCTTTTACCAAACTTTTCAGATATTAATTCAAGAAAAGAAGTAAGCACAAAGACTAAGATTTCAAAAAATCACCAGATAAAAATACCAATTATCTTATCTCCAATGGATACAGTTTCATCTGTAAAATCTTGTATTAAGATTAATAAATTGGGTGGAGCGGGCGTAATACATAGATTTATGTCTATTGATGATCAAGCTAGTAAATCAAAAATTATTAAAGATGAAAGTGATTTTTGCGTTACAGCTATCGGTTTAAAAGACGCAGACAACAGGATTAGAGCAACCAGTACATATACAGATATATATTTTCTAGATACAGCAAATGGTTTAGCTAAAAATGTAGAAGATTTTCTAAGATGGTATAAAACCGCTGGATTTAAGCAAGATATCATCGTTGGAAATACACTAACAAAACAAAGCGTTTATAGACTAGCTACATTAAAAGCAGATGGATTTAGACACTTAATTGGTCCAGGTTCAATGTGTTTAACTCAAGTAAAAACTGGGATAGGATGTCCAAGTTTAACTGGTAATTATTACGCTTGGAAAGCCGTTAGGAATTGGGAACTATCTCAAGTAGATTTGTTTAATTCAAATGAACCCGACCCATCAAATAGACCAAGTATACTAACTGATGGTGGAATTAGATATCCAAAGGATCTTGTTAAAGCTATAGCTAGTGGGTGTGATGCGGTTATATGCGGTAGAATATTTGCCGGACTATCAGATGTTGTTGATGATCAAGACATAATTGAGAAAGATGGTAAGACATTCGCGAAATACAGAGGTATGGCAAGCAGAGATGTTGTCGAAGATTACGAATTATATGATGGCACAAAAAAGAATCTATTTGTAGAAGGAGACAACACCTTAATTCCTATTATAGAGAACAAATCTTTAGAAGACGTTGTTTATGATTTTGCCAATGGACTAAGAAGCGCAATGAGCTATTTAGGTTTTAGAGATCTTAAGGATATGAGGGGCGGTTTATGGCTTAACAAGATTCAAGCCGTTAGGAATAGCCCCAATAGCATGTATGAAGGCTTTGCTCATGGAAAAATTTGATTTACTCAATAAATAACATATAATATATTATGGATAAAGAAAATGTAGATAAACTAACTTCAATAGAATATGCTAGGGCTACAGAATTTAGTCCTATAGTCAGAATATATCCTAAGATACCAAGGAATACAGTTTGTCCATATACCGGTAAAAAGTTTAAAAATTGCTGTGGTCAAATGGGACAAGATTTTTGCGATAAAGCTAGAGACGCTTTAAAAGAACATCTAATGAAATTAGTAAATGAAAAAGAAAACCAAGACAAAAAATCAGAATCAGAAGAAACTAAAACATAAGTACTACGCTATTTTTAGTAAAAATGATAATTTTCTTTATGGAGTATTTCCTCCATCAAAAGAGGGATTATCTAAAGCTAAAGCTCACATCCTTAAGATAGATCCTTCTAATAAAAACTATAAAATTAAGAAATATTAAATAAATGTTATTCTATCAATAGTATAACAAATATTTATAGTTTCGCCTACCGAACTTTGATCATCGTTATCAAAGGCTCCGCAATTAGCAGCAAAGTAATCATCTTTAAATGTTTGTCCAGCTGAAATTGAGTATGAATTTTCTCCTACTACAGTACCATCAAAATCATCATCACAGCAAGGAGTCTTTCCTTCAGTTCCACCATAATAAAGAATAACTCTTCCAGAGATACTTTTATATTTTTTATCGAAACCTTCTTTAGGAGCAGCAATTTTAAACTTTAGTTTCTGAGATGTCGTAGAATTTGCGTTAGGATCGTCAAGATTATTATCAACTATTGAAAAGGGCGAAGCACTTCCCCAGCAATCGTCTTTTTTTCCATCTCCACATTTTCCGTTTTGACAATCTTGAGGTCCGTTAGATTCTAGAAGAGAAATTTTTACTTCTGCTGAAGATTTACAAAGGCCGTAAACGAGAGATAAGGTGCAGATATTTGATACGGATTGGATAATATTTGCAGATAAATTAGATGTTACAGAATAACCAAATGGAGGTGGACATATTATAGGATTGCCATCACAATCAGTACATGGAGGAGTAGGTGTAAATATGCCATCAAAATTAGTACTATCAGAGTCTGTATTGATTACTTTTTCACATGAATATGAATTAGAGCATCCTGGGCTATCGCAAGGAACCATGCAAAGATTGGGTGGTCCAAATGGATCTGAAGACGTTGTTTTATCTTCTTCACAGGCATTTCTTTTAGAAATAGTCTGGCTAGAGTAATTGTCTGTACTAAAAGATTCGTTTGGTGGAGAACAAGAACCACATCCATCTTTAAAATAACTATTATACGAGTAAAGTAAACTACTGTTTGTTCCTATAAATATTTGACCATAACTATCTACTCCATAATTTAAACGAGATGAGAAGGAGTATGAGCAAAGTGTATTATCTGCGCCACAGATAAGAGTTTCTATACCTTGGCTGTTTAGATTAGAACTAGTAGAAGTAGCAAGAAATGGGCCACCAGCGCTTTCATCCAAACACGCATATCCAAATTTAGCCTGAGAAACACTTGTACTTATAGCGAATAAAGATAAATTTGATCCACAATTAGCACAACCATTTAGTTGACTTGATGAGCATAAGTTAGCCATAGAGAGTATTACACTAATTTAGATTAGGATCTGCAAAGTCTGGATTATGTTTTACCTTCGTTCCTCTTTTAAAGTCTCTATATATAATTTTTAATTTTTCTATTGGTTTTTCTATTTGTTGTTCTTTTATTATTTCTTTTGGTTCTATTTTATATTCTTTTTTATTTAAAGAGTTGTAAGCTATTACAAGACAAACTGCTAATGGATCAAACACAATCACTATCAATATAATAAATATTCTCACAGCGGTTTCTATATTCATACCAAAAGCCTCTGCCACAAATTTAAATGTACCTATCTCACCCTTTGTATTATCGCTTTCTAGCTGAATAATGGTCTGAGCATTTTCAGAAGATTGTTTCTCTAGATTTTGAAGATCAGTAGTAACAGTAGATATTTGTGAAAATAGATTATTAATATTTTGCTGAGATCCTTCTACTATTTTATTTCGACTTTCTACTAATCTTATATCTGTGACTTTTTCAGTTTGACCACTACTAAATAACCCACCACTAGTAGTTTTGGTAGTTGTTACATCTTGCTTTACTGCATTGTCTAAAGATGATTGATATGTTTTTTGAAGTTCTATTAAGTCTTTTAATTTATTTTTATTAAATTCTATTTGAGAAGTTAAAAAAGTTTGTTGAGATTTTAGACTATTAATTTTTGATAAGTTTAAACTATATTGCGAGAAATTTCTTTGAAATGCATCCGAAAGAAAACCGAATATACCAAGACTAGTAATGCCCATAAGCAGAATAGTCGCGGCTAACATATAGTTTTTAAGAATTTTATTTATATCTTTCCAATAACGATAAAGATAACTAGCAGATATTAATTTAGCAAGTTCAAGGCTACCAGCCATTACTGCCACGCTCCAGAAACTTGCAGCGAAAAGAAGAGCTATTCCTTTCACAGAAAAGAAAGCCGCACAAGACGCTAATATGAATGCTGAAAATCCTAATATATATTTAAACATATTGATAATTTACACTTGTATTTTAGCTATACTTTGATTATAATAATATAAATTAATGATAAACTCAGTAGATATTATATTTGGCCTAGCTTGGGGTGATGAAGGTAAGGGCAAGATAAGTAATGCTATTAGCAGAAATTACGATATAGTTTGCCGTTGGAATGGTGGACCAAATGCAGGGCATACTGTATACTTAGGAGATAAGAAATATAAAACTCATATTATCCCATGCGGAGTTTTTCAAAATAAACTTAGCGTTATTGGACCTAATTGTGTTATTAATGTTGATAAATTTTTTGATGAAATAGAGTATCTTCAGAAAGAAGGTTTTGATACATCATTAATTAAAGTAAGTCCAAAAGCTCATATTATCACAGAAAAGCACATTCAATATGATCTTCAAGTTCTTAAAAAGAAACTAGGAACAACTGGCCAAGGCATTGCTCCTGCGTATGGAGATAAGATGTTGAGAATAGGCAAACTTGCTAGAGATTATATTGATAAACAATATCTTTGGGATGGTGAACTTTATGGTAATATTTTATGTGAAGGAGCGCAAAGTTTTTGGTTGGATATAAATTACGGCGATTATCCATATGTTACAAGTAGTGAAACTCTGCCCTATTCTGCTTGTTCTCTAGGCTTTTCGCCTAAAAAGATTAAAGATATTATTGGCGTGGCAAAGATTTATGATACGAAAAGCGGAGTAGATCCTTTATTTCCAGAAAGTCTTTGGCAAGACCCAGAGTTGAATATGCTGATAGAAACTGGTCAAGAATTTGGATCAACTACTGGTCGTAGAAGAATTGCTAACTGGCTAAATTTAAATAAACTAATTGATGCAATTAAAATTTCTGGTGTTACTAAACTAATTATTAATAAATGTGATATTCTAGAAAAGATACATACATATAAACTCTTGCAGAATAATAATCTTTATAAATTTAATACCCTACAAGCTATGCAATCTTTTATAAAAAGTCAGCTACTTCACGCTTTAGATCAACCAATCGAAATACTTTTCTCTGGGAATAAAGAATTAATCTGATATTAAGCAAACATAGATAAGTCTTTTTGGTGTTTATCTATAGATGAGCCATTTTCTATATAATATTTTTTAGTAGATAGACAAGTTTTGTAATTGTAATATATATCTAAATCGTTCATCCTGAATATCTCCTTGTCTTGTTTATTCTCATTATAGAATATATCTATTCTTATAGGCATGTCATTTTTAGTTGTTATAATTTTCATAATTAGACTATTTAAATTGAAAGTCAATTTAAACGCAGAACCCCTTTCAATCTGATTTTTAGAAAGATTAATTTTGTAGTTATTACTTAAGATAAGTATAGACTCTAGTTTATTATAATCGTCCCAAGTATGAATACTTAAATCAATATCTTTTGGTGTCCTATAAATTTTACCAGATTTAAAAACTAAAGACAAATACCCACCAATAGCATATGAGATGTTATTATCATTTAATAAACCAACAAGATCAGTTAAAGATTCAAAGATGTTCTTCAGTTTTAAAACATCAATGTCATTATTTAAAAAATTAATATTGTACATCAAAATCCGCTACGACTCCGCCACTCCAACTCCAAGCAGCGTCATCATGCCAGTCTGGATACCAATCATAATAAACTTTGGGTAGTTTTTTACCAAAAATTTTAAAATTAATTCCATTTGGTAGTCGAGCTCTTACTTTAGTCGCACCAGCAGGACTTAAACTGAATCCACCGCCTAATGTAATATGTGGCCAAAAAGTACCATCTTCTTGAAGATATGATGATGATAAATCTATTGTTACTGATACAGAGAATGAAGCATCGGCTTCAGATTCAGACGCTTCTTCGCATGGGTTTGTGCCATTAGGCTTAAATTTTACTTTTCCATTAACAGATGTTGATGCAGTTTGAAACGAGGCAGAGCAAATTCTTTCTTTTAAATCTTCTGGAGTGATTATATTCGTATCTTTTGGATTATTTGTTCCATCCTGAGAGAAAGTAGATTTCCTACCGCAATCACCAGTCTCATCCCATGAACTAACAGAAAATGTCATCTTCCATTTTTTTCCTTGCCAATAGATTTTTGATATATCAGCTAGATTCATGGAGAATGGAAAGTTTGTATCTGGACCAGTTGATGGAGGATTATCTATAATTAAACATTCATTAAATCCGGCTGCTTTATTATTACTATCTAAGACTGGACATCCATCTTCTTTTTTAGGAATTTTTAAATTACATACACAGTTCTTTTTGGCATTGCTTGTTCCATAATTTATCTCTTTTATCAGAGAATCTAGATAAGATGGAAAAGATATATCTGAATTACAGCTCATATTTTATATATTACACTTTTATCATTATAAACATTAGAAATACTTTATTATAAAAAATATCATATATTATGAGATTATTTTTAGTTTATATATTTTATTATATAGGAGATATCATAAGTAAAACTACCATGCAATGGTTTAATGGTTTTGGATATGGGTTATATTCAAAATTAATGCTTTGGAGTTCAGATTTAGACACGGATGATATTCTTTGGAAGCCAGCTAGGAAAGGAAAAAGATGATAACTTTAAAAGATATATCAAATATAAAGTTGAGTAAAAAACAAAGAAAAAAATTGCTTGCTAGAGGCAAGCTAAGAGATCCTTTTGAGATATGGGTAGATCACCATAATCATAAATTGGAAATAATTAGAACTTGCAGTAGTTTGATTGGCGCAATTGTTTCTTCAATCGTTATGTTAAAAGTTTTTGGAATTTTATGATATTTAAGAAGATACTAAATTTTCTAGATAAAAGCGAACAAATCTTCCCCAAATATGGAAAGTTATATAAAATAAAAAACGAACCACTTCCATTTAGATATATATTTGTTAGCGGAGATGATATAAAAGGAATACATAGATTCAAACATCATCAACTTAAAGAGTATATATTCTATAATTTTGAAGAAATAGAAAGAGAAGCTAATCCAGAAGAATCTAGATTATATAATATAATAAAGGACTATATAGATGAACTTGCCAGAAAAGAAAAAAACTCTTACCATAATTAATGGAGCTATTGGCGGTAAAAATGGAAATACTGGTTCTCTTATCAAGAAGATAAGAAAAAAAATTAATCGTATTGATTCAAATATAAAGATAAAGATTGTTCATCTTCATAAAGATTTCTATTGGCCAAAAGTTCGTCATATTATTAAAGAGAGTGATGCCCTTATTTTTTGCACTGGAACATATTGGGATAGTTGGGGTTCAAATATGCAACAACTTTTTGAAAAAATGACAGAGATCGAAGGCAAAAAGCATTTGCTTGGTAAACCAGCGGGAGTAATTGTAACTATGCATTCCGTTGGTGGGAAAGAAGTAGCTTCTCGCATGCAGGGTGTCCTTTGTTCAATGGGGTGCGTTCTTCCTCCATTTTCAGCTTTTGCATACAGCTACGCAGATCATGTCGCTCATCAATCTAGATATCTTGGTAAAAAATTACTTGACGATGTTTGGCATATTGAAGATTTACAAGCATTTCTTTCTAACATTATCTCTTATTCTAAAGGAGAAAAAGATTGGAAAGTTTGGGATTATCTTGATACAGAAGCTTATAATCCTACATCGGTTTGGTTGAAATGAATTTATTCCCAAATAGCTCAACGGTAGAGCGTCTCGCTGTTAACGAGAGGGTTCTAGGTTCGAATCCTAGTTTTGGAGATTTTGGAACGATGGCTGAGTGGTCTAAAGCAGAAGTTTACTAAACTTCCGATGGTTTAATATCATCCGTAGGTTCGAATCCTACTCGTTCCATAATTTTAAAGCTGAATAACAGTAATAAAAACCCAATAGGGAATCCATGGATATAAAGTGTCTCCCAAGGCAGAAGATGTTTGTAAAAATTGAGGTATTTCTGGAGGCACAGTTAAGCCAATTCCCCATCGATCATTAGCAAAAGTTAAATAGTATTGAAAAGCAGGATCATCCTCCGCTCTTCTTCTATATTGATTTTTACCATTAAATTGACCAATATAGTTATATACCCCTTCAAGATTGTATTTTGGAATTGGAGGAGGTGGCAGATTCGTAGTTTTAGCAATAATTTGTATGCTTGCTTTTTTATTTTTTGTTTTTAATTTTCCAGTTCCACCACTTTTTATTACATTATCAGACCAAAGAACAACAGGAACTCCTTGGACCGAATTTGGCCAACCAGTTACAAAGTTTTTTTTACGATATAGTTTTAAATTTGGGCTTGTCAAGTCGAATAGCGTAGACCCAAAAGTAGGGGCGTTTCCATTAAAATAAACTCTAGTTAAATTTGACGAACTATTAAATGCAGAATTATCTATAGAAATTAAATTTTTTCCTATTGTAACCATATTCAAATATTGACAAGCTTCAAAAGCGGAGACACCAATAAACTCAATATTATTTCCTAATATAACAGTTTTTAAATAACCATTACCTAAAAATGCGTCACCGCCAATTCCTATAACAGGAAGATTATTATAAATATCAGGCACAATGAGATTTTCAATATTATAGACATCTCCGATAACTTGATAAGCCGTTCCACCATTTATTAATTCATAATTTAAGTTCATAGACAAATTAATTTACACTTTCAATTTACTAATAGAAGAACGCCAAATATATAAGGTGTAATATAAAACATGAGCAATGAAAATGAAGCCCTTGCTATTTGCTCTGAGTTTGCTGATGAATATGGCGTAGATATTGAAGATGGCGAAAGCATAGTTGTATATATGAAAAGCGAATATATTAATGAGTTAAAGAATATGCTCGAAAGAAAAGAATATAAATTAAAATCATTTAAAGTATATGGTGATGAAGCTTTAGTTAATTTTATACCTAAGAAACAATAATATTTGCTAACAAAAAAATGCCAAATAATACTTGATTTTTTTAACATATATATGTATAATAAAAGTATGAACAAAATTAAGAATATTATACTATCTTTAGCTTTTACAGCTTCTCTAGGATTTGCTGACGTTGGTGAACCAAATAATAGTCTTGACGTATCAGATGGGTTTCTAGCCGCTGGGGATCTAGTTGTAGTTCGCCCAATTTCATCAGCCGCTACGGTTGGTGCTTTTGGAATTTTTGCGGTAGTAGCTCCATTTACTGAAATGGCCGGACGCACAGAAGAAACTTACGAAGGTCTTGTAGAAAAGACGGGTAAGTTTTCTTTTGATCGTGATCTTGGTGATTTTAAAAAGTAATATTTACTAACAAAAAAATCCCAAATATAATAGTAATATTTGCTAACAGGATTTTTGCAAATAAAGCCATATTTGCTAACGAAAAAACGCCAAATATAAAGAGTCATATTTGTGAACGAAAAAACGCCAAATAAAGGGGCGGGAAAAGGAGACTCGCCAAGAAATTGTTTCTCTAATAGGTTTAAGGAAAACTATGATAGTATTTTCTGGAAAGAGGAAACCCAAAAGTCGTTGATTAAAAAAGAATTAAAAAAACAAAACGGCTCATCTACATATATTTACAAATAATTTTTACTCTCTTGACTATATTCAGAGAACAGAGTAATATCAGAGTATGAATCGAAAAGGAGTTTGTTGTATCGTCTTAAGTCTAGAGGAGCAAGATGTTCCCAAGAAGTTTAAGACAATGACATATAAAAGATTCTCTCAACTTCCTAGAGAAGAAGCGTTGAGAGAGTTGTCGTCTCGTATTCTGAATAATATGGATGTCACATATCACGCTATTAAATATTGTGCGGATAACGGACACACATATAGATTATCTTCTGATCTCTTTCCTCTTATTACTTATGATAAGGCAAATGTATCACTACAAGATTTACCAGACTATAATCTAATATTAGATCAATTCAATAAGATCAAATCTTTAATTCAATCTACGGATGTTAGAGTTTCTTGTCATCCCTCTGAATTTAATGTTCTTGCTAGTGACAATCAAAATGCCGTAGATAAAACAATCAAAGAATTAAATTTCTATGGTTGGTTTATGACGCAAATTGGTTGTCCGCTAAACTATAACTCGCCTATGAATATGCACATACATAATTCCAAGGGCGATCTAAATGATATAGTCAAGAAGTTTATGAGCAACTTCGACAAACTATCAGAGGATGTTAAGACAAGATTAGTTATAGAAAACGATGACAAAGATAGTTGTTGGTCTATTAAGAAACTTATGAGACATTTTCATTCTGTCACAGCTATACCAATTACTTTTGATTATCTTCATCACAAGTGTCATCCAGATGGATTAACCGAGAAGCAAGCATTTGAGTTAGCTTATTCTACTTGGAATACTACTCCATTGTTTCATTATTCAGAAAGTATTGAAGGACACAAGAATCCACGCAAACACGCTGACTATGCGACTCGCATACCAGATTCATACGGATTAAATGTAGATGTAGATTTTGAATTAAAAATGAAAGAAAAATCTTTTGAAAAATTATAAAAATTTTTTACTTTAAACATATAAACGGATATAATACCTAGCGTGAAGAAAGAATTTAAAGAAAGCGAAGATAAATTAAAAATAATTTACAATAATCATAAAGATATATTTAAGCATTTCTATATTGATTTTTATAAAGGAGAAGTTTATAATCGCCAAGATTGGGAAAAAGGTAAAAGAAATCCATTAGGAAGAACAAAAGGCGAAGGAGGGTTTTATATTAGAGTAGATATTCCTTGTCCAGATCATACGCATATATGGTCTAGAGGTTTTACGGATGTTCTTGTGCATAGATTAATTTATTATGCACATTATGGAATAATACCAGAGAAAGTAGATCATATAGAAAGTAATATCAAATATCCAAATGCTTTAAGTAATTTAAGAGAATCAGATTCTTTTCACAATAGATATAATGTAGAAAATACTTCTGGAAAATATCGTGGAATTAAGTTTAGATATGGTTATTATTGGGCAAATGTAGATAAAATTAGAATTAACAAAAATGGTTTTATTTCAGAAATATTAGCGGTAAATTGTAGAAATGAGTATATAATACAGATGTTCTTGGATAGGTATGGACACCTAAATAATTTTCCAGAAAAAGCGTTAGATAAGATAGACGAAAATGAATTATTCTTAGATCAGATGACTCAAGAAGCGATAGAAAGAACGGAAGATTATCAGATAAAGCAGTTGGAGATTCAGAAGAAAATAAAGAACAGAAAGTCCAAAGTAAAAGAAAAATATAAAAGATTAAATAATAATATTAATAACATAAACGACCCATTCGACCACATTGGGAAGTATGAATAAATATTTGATAGTTTCAGACATTCATCTTGGTGATAAAGATTGTAAAGCAGAAATCTTACTAAAGGTTTTAAAAAAACACAAGGCAAAAACAATTATAATTGCTGGCGATCTTTTTGACCATCACAACTTAAATCGTTTAAAAGGCAATCATTGGAAAGTGTTATCTAAATTAAGAAAACTATCAAAGAAACAAAAGGTTATCTATCTTATTGGCAATCATTGTTTTCTGAAAGCAGAATTTATGAGTATTCTTCTAGGATTTGATTGCAAAGACGAATACATTTTAGAACTAAAAGATCAAAAGATTCTTGTTGTTCACGGCGATATTTTTGATATTTATTTTACTAGATTTAAATATATAACAAATTTTATTGTAAGATTATATTATATATTCCGACATTATACGCCATTTGCTGATGATTTTTTTAGATTATTTAGGAATCATACTAATAGTTTCGCAGAAAAAAGCTCTGATATGAAAAAAAATGCTCTAAAATATATTAAAAACAATAACTATGATAAAGTAATTTGTGGTCATTCTCATATAGCCGAATACTCTGATAAGTATATTAATACTGGTAGTTTTTGTGAGGAATTAGCTTCTTTCGTTATCATAGATAATAAAAATAATATTGACTTAATAAAAATTTAAACTATAATAAGTAGTATGGGATTATTTAATTATGTCCGAGTAGAACAAGAGCTTCCTCTTGACGCTACTTTAAAAACGCTAAATCGTAATTGGCGTGACGAGGAATTTCAGACAAAAGAAATTGAAGAAAATTGTCTTTCTACTTATATTCTAAGAGATAATAAATTATACGAAGAAGTAATTGAAGGCCATTATGAAGATAAGACCAAAGAAGAAATTGAAGAAGATAATAAAAAATACAATGGATGGATTAGGCTTCCTTCGCTTCATAATCAAAAGTGGGTTGTTGATAAAAAGTATGAGAAGTTTCGTGATGATTATACTGGAACTTTTACTTTTGGTTGTGTGGTAAATGGTGATACTATTGATGGCACAGACTTTTTTCCAGATTGGAAAGCCGTTGTGGTAGATGGAATAGTTAAAACTCTCACAATTCTTCCAGAATATAATAAATATTCCAGTAAAGACAGAATTGAATCCCAATTAAAATGGGAAGCAGAGACTATGCTTCACGAAAAAAAGATGCGTAATCCAGTTTATAGGATTTATTTTAATTATTATGTGCGTGTTGTAGAAAATCTTGGATGGAGACTAACGAGACTTTGCACGAAATTAATCAATGCTCTTAATTGGCTTAACTGGCGTGGTATTAGATTCATTGTTAAAGTATTAACTCCTAGATGAAAAACTCTCATACTCTTGAAATAAAAGAGGAGAATGGTTATCAGTATATTGAACTACCAAATTCTTTAATAAAAAAGATGGGTTGGAAAATCGGTGATACGATTGATTGGCACGATAATAAAAATGGAACTTGGAGTTTGCTCCGAGTTGCAAGTCCTTCTAAATCAAAAAAAAACAAAATTTGACAGCGTGGCTAATCCAGTATAAACTGGAATTGTGAAGCTACCTACAATTTATAAAAAGACAAAGACTGGCAAAGTCCAAGAGTGGACTATTGAAGTCAAAGGAAATCAATACCGCACGATTTCTGGTCATACAGATAGTGATAATAAAATAGTTAATGAGTGGACAGATTGTGATGTAAAGAACGCTGGTCGCTCTAACTCTACTACTCCAGAAGAACAAGCTATCAAAGAAGCAGAGGCAAAGCGTAAAAAGAAATTAGAATCTGGTTATTTTGAATCTATCAAAGACATTAATAAAACTCAATACTTTGAACCAATGTTAGCTCATAAGTATGAGGATTATGATATTAATTTTCCTGTATATTCTCAACCCAAATTAGATGGTATTCGTTGCATCACAACTAAAGATGGTATGTTTTCTCGTAATGGTAAAAAGATTATCTCTGCTCCCCATATCCGAGAAAATTTAAAAGGATTCTTTAAGAAATATCCTAACGCTATTCTAGATGGAGAACTATATTGCGATAAGTTAGCAAATGATTTTAATAAAATTTGTTCGCTAGTAAAGAGAACAAAACCTACTGACGAAGAACTAGAAGAAAGTGCAGAAACCATCGAATATTGGGTTTATGATGCACCTAAAATTGGCATAGCTTCTCAAACCGATTCTTTTTATGAGAGATACGAACTTGTATTGGATGCTCTCAAAAAGAGTAATCAATATAAAAAGATTAAAGTTGTCACGACATTAAAAATTAATAAACAAGAAGAACTTGATGAAGCCTACGAATTATATATGGAGCAAGGCTATGAAGGTCAAATGGTTAGATTGAATCGGCCTTATGAAAATAAGCGTAGCAAAAATCTTTTAAAGCGTAAAGACTTTATGGATGAGGAGTTTAAGATCCTAGAAGTAGTTGAAGGCGAAGGCAATAGAAAAGGAACTGCTGGTTATATGGTCTTTAAAAATAAACACGGCAGAGCATTTAAGAGTAATATCAAAGGTGATTTCACTTATCTAGCTCAACTACTTAAAGATAAGAACAAACTTGTGGGTAGGAAAGCTACAATAAAATTCTTTAATTATACGCCCGATGATGTGCCAAGATTTCCTTATGTTATTGCTATTGATAGAGATAGCTATGAATAATCACGATCATCTACTTAAAATAGTAATAAAAAAAGAAGAAGATTACGAACCTTTTGGCAAGGTGATTCGTTGGGAAAATCAAAATGAAAATTATC